ATGACAGTAAATAAACCTAAAATAATAAACAAAACTCCAAAGCTAACAAGATTTAATAACGGTGGTAAAAGGGCTAAAACAACTAAAATTATATGGCATTACACTGGAAAAGCAGGTGTAAAGGCTATAGATACAATCAATAATTGGTTTAATGAAATTACTAAAGGTTATATACAAAATGGAAAATATTTATATGCATCTTCTCACTATCTAGCAGATTTAGATGGTTCTTTATATAGTTATATTCCAGAAAATTATATAGCTTACACATCAAATTCAGCTAACTCTTACAGTATAGGAGTTGAATGTGCTACTACTGGTAAAGATGACCACTATACAGAAGAAGAATATAAAAGTATGGTTGAATTAGGTGCTTGGTTAGCTTATAAATATGGATTAGATCCAAGAAAAGATTTTTTAAGACACACCGATATAGTTGGAAAAGCTTATAAAATATGTCCTCGTTATTTTGTAGAGCATCCAACAGAATGGAAAAAATTTAAACAAGATTGTTATGACTATATGCATAAAGATAAAAATACTCCTACTGCTAAAACTCAATATCTAAGAGTATTACAAGAAGTAAATGTACATGATAAACCTAATTTTAATAAGGACTCTATCTGTGGCAAAGCAGAAAAAGGTGAAGCATTAACAATAGTTAAGAAAATAGAACGTACTGGAACAGATATGTATTTAGTTAAGGCTGGTTATTATATAACTGCATCAACAAAATATGTAGAAGTATTTGAAAGATAATTCTATCGGTCGCGACCGATAGCGACCGATAGCGACCGATAGCGACCGATAAAAATAGCTAGAAGGTATTAGCCCTCTAGCTATTAATTATTTCTTTTCTAATGTTTTTATTTCGTTATCATCGCCATTTATTAATATTTCTAATTCTTTTTCTAATTCTATAAATAAACAGTTTATTCTACGTTGTCTTTCTTTGTAAGTACATTTATCTGGATATTTTTCACATTTTTTACATGAATCCGATTTACATAACGTTTTTCTCATCATTGTAATACTTCTCACGCCCATATAATCTAATTCATCAAAAAAATCATATAAATTCATTTAACCACCTCTTTGTATGTTAATTAATTTTTATTTCTTTTCTATAATTATTTTATTCCCATCAAAAGTAGCGATTACCTCTCTGCTTTCTGAATCAATACCCATTTCTTTGATCCACATTGTTGGAATAGTTATTCTATTTGTTATTCCACCTTTTCCAGCAGTTCCGCCACTCTTGTTAAAACTTACTTTCAAATTTCTTTGTTCTTCCATCATATTCTCCTTAAAATTCATTTAGTATTTTCTTTTTAAATTCTTTTATTTTTTCTTTATCGTCCTTTATTTCGTTTATTTCTTGTCTTATACATCTAGCTAAATTACTTTTATTTTCTATAGATTTTTCTATCATGCTGTCTATTCCAGAATAAGATAATACATCTATTATATGACAATTTTTATTTTGTCCTATTCTGTATATTCTATCTTCAGACTGTATTCTTTTAGCATAATCAAATGTAGAATTGTAATATATCATATAGTTAGCCTCTTGTAAGTTTAATCCTAGATTTCCAACATTTATATTTACTACTAATGTATTTATATCCTTTGATGCTTTAAACTGTTCTATAGCTTTCTCACGGTCTTTTAATTTTGATTTTCCGTTAACATAAACATATTTTATTTGTTCTTTACATAAAACATGTTGTAATAATTCTAAATCACTATTAAATTTATGCCATATTATTGTTTTGCTTCCTTTTGGTGTTAATTTAAGTTGTTCTATTGTTTCTATTGATCTATCGTAACTTTTGTGTTTAAATTCTATTATTCTGTTGCATTTTTCACCTTCTATATAATATTCTTCTTTTATTTCTAAATCTATATATCCACTTGCTACTCTATGTAAATAGTTAAGCATATTAAGAATATATTCACCATTAAAATTATCTAAATCAATTTTGTCTATAAAATACTGTTTTATTTTGTTGTAAACTCTTTCTTGATCATCGTCAAAATAAAAATATGAATCAGTATAAGTTTTAGGCGGTAAATCTAAACATTCTTTTTTAGTAATTTGATAAACATAAGGATTGATTTTCTTTGTTATATAATCTGTATTATGTGTATCAATTATTTGCCCTGGATATTTATCTGAATACTCTAAGTGATTAGCAGCAAAAGCATAAAAGCTATTATATCCAAGTATTTTAGGATGTAAAAAATAAAATTGACTGTATAAATCCCATATACCCTGTGTAACTGGAGTTCCTGTTAATATCATTCTATTGCTAACTTGATTTGAAAGTTTTGAAATTCTTTCTGTTCTTACAGCTTTTGGATTTTTAAACATATGACTTTCATCTAGAATTAACATCGAATGTGTGTTTTGTTTAATCAGATTTACTAATTTCAAATAATATTTATCTGATTTGCTAATTGTTTCACTTCCTATAACACATATAAATTCATCTTGAATATTTTCTATATAAGCAACAGAGAATATAGAGTGTTTATTTATATCTGAAATTAAATTCTTTTTAGTAGAACAAGGGCATATCCAAAATACCCTTGTTATTTTACCTTTATTTAATTTATGTTGTATTAATTCGAGTGCAGTTCTTGTTTTACCTGTACCCATATCCATAAATAATGCGCACGCTTTCAAGTTTTTAAGTTTGTTAAAAGCATGTTGCTGGTGTTTAAACAAATTAGTCTTCAAGTAATTCATCTAGAGCACCAACTTTCACTTCTTTTATTCCTACTATTTCTAAGAAGTTTTCAAATACAATTTCACCTTTTAAGTATCTCTTTAGTGTAGAAATTTTGTGTATATCATCTACATCACATATTTCAGTTATTTTGCCATTTAAAATGATACAATATTGTGAATAGCCGTAGTTGTTATTTCTATATCTTATATCTAAAACATCTAATTCATGAGCTTCAAAATCACCTTCTATAACTACATCATTTCTGCATCTTGTTTCTTGCAAATTATAAAAGTATCTTTCAATTCCTTTTTTACCATAAGTACATCTTGCTACGTAGCCTTTATTTCTAATATCACATTCTGTTTTAAAATAGAACGTATAAGTTTTATCTAATATTCTATTAACTTCTACCTGAGCTTGTTTTATATCTCTAATTCTTTTGTTTAGTTCTTCTTTTATATCTAACGCTAAATTTTTTAATTCATCTACAGTCATTTCTTTTAGATCCACTATAAAGCCCCCTAATCATTATTTATTATCCAACTTCTGCTGAAATCTCTATTTTTAAACACTTCCTTTACTCCTGTTACCTGTTTTAATCTTAGCACTTCTTCTGGAGTCATTCCTAAATGTTTAGATACTTGTTCATCTGTCCATCCTTTTTTAATTAAATCAACTACCATATCAGCTTGCAAGTCTACCTTATGAACACCCCTAGCTCTATTATGTCTAACAGTAGATGCCATTAAGTTCTTTTCATCCTTTTTTAGTATGGTAACTGCTATTACATCTGATTTAAAGTAATCTTTTACTATTGTGTAGCGGTGAAATCCGTCAACAACTACATATTTATCTATTTTATCATCATAATAAGTTACTATAGGCATTGTAAGACCATCTTCTTCTATACTGTGTGCCAGTAATTTCATTTCTGGTTTAGCTACTTTATTAGGATTCCAATTATTAGCTATAACTTTATCTATTGGAACTAATTTTACATCCATGCATGGAAATTTTAACTCTTTCATTATAATATCTCCTTCCATTTTTCTAATGTTTTTTTCTTTTTTTCTTTTCTTCTCTTAACTTCTGTCTTTGTAACAACTGGTATATTATTTTCCCAATCGTTTAATAAAATTTGTTTGCATTGACCTTTGTAAGTTATTTCTTCCTCAGGTTGTGTAGCAAATCTTTTTATAAATCTTTCTTTTTTATCAAGTGGAGTAGTCTCTAATAAGAAATTTCTGTATTCAAGCCATGTTTTAAATCTTTTAGGAAGTTCTTTTACATTGTATATTGTATCTTGCTTTGCATATCTTGCTGCTATATGTATTCCTCCAATTCTATCCATTAGCTTGTTATAAGTATCTGGTTCAAATTCTGGTAATCTAGTTAAACATTTGAAAGATTTTTCATGTATTAAATTAGATACTCTCATACCATCAATGTCATAGCCGATAGCATACATAAAATCATATATCTTATTATATTTTTTATTAAACTTGCTAAGGTATATCCATATATCTTCAAAAGTCCAATCATAAAGAGGGTAGGCTTTTATTAATCCATCTGTATTAGTTGTCCAATTCCAATTTTTATATCCTGGATTTTGTGCAACTGCTCTAAATCTGTTAAGGCTTTCTTCAGCTCTTAAACCTACCATAAAGCAAGTTGTATTAGGATTCCATTGTTTTTCAAACCAATCTATAAAAGAATAAAACCTTTGAGGATATTCGCCTTCTATTTCATGTATTGATATTGGAGATTTTTCACGTATCCATTTTTCTCCTGGACCCCAGCTATATAATAAATCTTGTTTGTAACTTGTAGAATTTGTCATATAGCAAGGGACTTGATACCAATAAGGTATAACATTTGGATTACTCATAAAATGCTCAATCATATCTATTGTAGATTGATATTCAGCTTCTTGATCTAAGAAGAATACATTTACTTTTCTATTTCTTTTTTCAGCTTCTTCTAGTGCTAAATAAAGCATCACAGTAGAATCTTTCCCTCCACTTAATGAACAAACTATATTTTCAAAGTCATCAAATATAGTTGCTATACGTTCTTTTGCTGATGTATATACATCTTTATTTATATATATCTTTCTACCTACTTTTTTAGTCAATCTTATTCACCTTCTTATATAAGACTTTTGTAAATTCGTCTATTTGTGTAAATTCATCTGTCATTCTTCCATATAAAAGTTTATCTATAGTTGTATGCCCTGTTATAAAATAAAATTTAGCTTCTTTTTTAGCATTAGCCATAACATCTAAAAATAGATAATTTTTAACAATTGGTACTTCTGCTAATACTATATTATCTGCAAATTGTTCTTTTTCATTGTTATCATAAAAAGTTCTAACTTCTACATTATCAAATTCTTTTAAAAGTCTTTTTATCTTTCCATTATGACTTTTTATATTTGTATATACTATAGTTTTTCCTTTTAAGTTATTAACTAACTTATATAAATTGTCATATCTAGATTGTCTAGTGTTAACAAAATCAGCAAGTCTAGTTAAAATAGGTTGTATTGTTTCATATTTATCAAACAGTTCATTTCTATAATTTTCATATTCTTTTTTTTCTTCTTCTGTAATTTCACAATATATAGTTTGTGTATCAGCTTCCATAAAATGTGGATAATCTATTTCTGTTACTGGAGCCATTTTTTCAGCTAGCAAGTCAAAATCATGTCCTTCTACTAGTTCTCCTTTTGAGTTATATTCCATGTTATTTTCTCGAAATGCATAAAAATGTTGATGTCCTAATATTTGTCTTTTTAGATGGCTAAATGGTACATAAGAGTATTGTATATCTGTTGTAAATGGGACTATATCTACTATAACTTTGTTATTTGTTATTAATGCTAGTTTTTCTAGTCTTTTAAATACATATCCCATTATATTTTTATATCTAGCACTTCCATCTAAAATTAACAATGTATCTGGATATGTAACATCATATGGATCATTGTTTTTGTTTATATCTTCATAAAAGAAAATATAGGCATTTTTAATATTCTTTTCTGCCAATTCTTTATATTTTTTAGGGCAGAAATAAACTACATTACTACAATTTGTAGTATTAATAAGTTTGTTTATATATTCAAACTTATTGTTTAAATTCTTAGTAAAATAAGCTTTGTACATCTTATTCCTCCTTATAATAAAATAAAAGCCTTTTTGTTCGGAAGGCTAACCGATTATTCTAACGTTTGCAAAAGTAACTACAACCTCCAGGAACTAAAGTTCCTTTCTTTGTGCATTTTGCACTTAACATAGATGCTAAATAATAATACTTACATATAAAACATTTACTGTATTTACTCATATAAATCTCCTTTCCTCCCACCCTTATATTAAGACGAGTATTATAGTGGGTTCGCCTTTATTTTTTTATATATTTTAGCTGTTCTATCTTTTTTGTCAAATTCTAATTTTCCATATGGTATTATAACTGTAAAAGTTTTTTCAGAATCTATTACAGAATATTTATTAAACTCTCTTGCGAGTTCCTTGCAACAATCTAAGAATATATCTGGTGTCTTAAATGATGATATAAAACAATTTGTTTTTATGTCTCCTAATAATTGTGATAATTGATAGTCTCTCTTTATAGCTTTTATGAAGCTTTTTAAACCTCTTGTTTCTGATACTAGTTCATATTTATATACATACTTCTTTTCTTTATATGGTGAAACAGTTATAACCTTGTTTCTTCCATCTGCTTCTGCAAAATAACTCATATAAATCCTCCTTATTCTTTGATATATTTTGATGCTTCTATTAAGCAGTTTCTTATAGCATCTTTTGTTTCTTCTAATCCATAAGATTTTGGTACATCTTCTAAATCTTTTAAAAGCTTTTCAGGGTTATGAAGATCTTTTTCATAAAATCCTCCACCCGTTCTTTTTGAATATTCAACTAGATATTTTCTATAAAATTCATATTTCATTACCAACCAATTCCAAGGTGTCCCCCAAATATCATCAAAATGATAAGTATAAGCTTCATAAGTAAAGTCATCTTCTATGAAATGTAAAATACCACATTTTCTATATAATGATTCTCTGAAACTCATAGTACATTTTGATTTATAAGCATCTCTCATACTTGAATTACTTGGCATCATACTTATTCCCTTAAATATATCTGATCTATATTTAATAATTTGGTTGTAAACTTTTTTAACAAGTTCAGGTGTTCCCCAAAATCCTATATTTGATAATAATTTATGGTCAATGAATTCAGTTCTCTCAAAATGGTGACTCGGTTCATCTTGATGGTAGAAAAGTATATCCATTAATGGTTTTCTTGCTTCCATCACTAATTTGTATTCCTTGCTAGTTTTATCTCCCATTTTAGTGCTATTTAAAGCACTTCTTAAATCTTTGTAATAACCCATTTCAAAACCCCCTTGTTATTTTAATACTGGTAAGAGGTTTTTGTTAGGGATAACCTCTATAACCCTTGTCTACCTATAGAATAGTAACCTTTAGGAAGGTTAAACTAAATCCGTCTGGTAGAGTGGTAGCTCCCGCAGGAAGTCTGCCACCAACAACTTGTGCTACATATAAAATGTCATCTTTGCTTAAGCTAACAGAAACTCTGTTGCAATCTACGTCTTTTCCTAAGATGTTTGAAACTACTGCTGCTGTATCTGGATGACCTATAACTGATGTGAAATTTGCATTTGCTACAACTGATGCATCAACTGGTGTTACTCTTATGTCTGTTGAAACAGCTGTGTCTAACATTTGTAAACTAAAAGCATTTCCTAAATATGTATTCATATATACCCCCTTTGCTTTGTTGACCTTTTATCTAGACGAGAACTTGTCAACTTCGCCTTTATATTATATATTTTACTTTCCTAGCACAATTAAATCATGTCAGAAAGTATGCCTTTTCTCCTATCGCCAATTTACAAGGGCTTTAGACCTTTACCTTTCAGTAGCTGGTTTAGAGAAGGAGCAAATGCTCCTTATTTTTTGTCATATCCTTGGTAGAAATAATATTTTCTTTCTCCATAATTATAATGTTTATCTTCTGTTTCTTCTGGAATGCCTACCATTTCGCAAAGCTTTTTATAATCTTTTTCTTCTTTGAAGTCTTTTCCTATACAACCAAGTGCATTAGTATAATTATTATTTCTTAGAATTTCGAAAAATTGTTCCTTAGTGAATTTTTTGTTAAACTCTTGACCTAGTCTGTACCATTTATTCATTTTTATCCCCCTATTTATTCAGATTCAACACAATCGAAATGTCTAAACATTTCAGTTGCTTTTTCTTTGTTTTCTTCACTTTCTTTTACAAAAGCTAATAATCCACCCACGAAGTAATCAAAATCTCTCCAACCATCTTCGTCATGATAACAATGTAAAAATGTATGTTTTTTACTTTCATCTAAATAAAATCTTACTTCATATATATTTTTTCCTACGTCTGCTGAATGATGTGTAATTTCTTTTGTAAAGTTATTTTCTAGATATTTATATATATCCCATTTGTTAACTTCTTCAATAAATTTTTTAGTATTTACTACTGTCATTTTTCTTAACCCCTTTCGTTTTTCTTTATCTTATACTTATATATTACACTATTCGTAACGAATAATCAAGTGAATTTGAAAAGTTTTTCTAGAAATATGTATAAATATTCCATATATAGTCGATGCTCTTAATAAACAGGAGGTATTGGCTATGAAAAAACTAGCATTGGAAGTAACAGGGCGCATTGCATATCTAGGAATTGGAGTAGCAAGTGCTATATTAATAATGATGTAAGGAGTAGGCCAAGGGATTATCCCTTAGCCTATTATAATTTACTAGCTTTGTACTGATAGTTAACCTTATCATCGTTTATTTCAGCATAAACCATGGTCGTGTTTATACTAGAATGGCCTAGCAATTTTTGAACTACTGTAATATCAGCAGTTTCAGCAAGCTTAGTAGCAAATGTATGTCTTAATAAATGAGGATATAATTTTTTCATATTTAACAACTCTTTTATTTTAGTAAATCTTTTCTCAATGGCTCTTTTCCCTATTCTCTTATAAGGTTTTTTAATAGATACAAATAGAGCAGGGTTATCATCTGTTCTTTCGTCCAGATATTGTTTTATATAGAATTTAGTAATATCAGAAAACATAACAAATCTTTCTTTATTTCCTTTACCTACAACAGTTAGTTTATTAGATGAAAAATCTAAGTCTTTTATATCTAGTTTAGCTAATTCTGAAACTCTTAATCCACTTGAATAAGCAAACTCAATTAATGCTCTATCTCTTTTATTATTGCAAGCAAGTCGTACTTCTTCTAATGTTATATCATTTAAAGATTTTCTTAATCTCTTTTCTTCTTTAACTTTTTTAAGTTTACGTGAAGGATTTGTTTCTATATAACCTTCATCGCAAAGAAAGCTAAAGAAAGCTTTTATAGTTGTAATAATCGTGTTTAAAGTATTTTGTTTACAGTCAGATTGTTTATGTAAGATATACATCTTTAGATCAGCTACAGATATTTTATTTATATCTTTTTCTAAGTATCTGTTTAATTCTTTTAATGAATAACACTTATTTCTTATAGTACCTGGAGCTAAGCCTTCTAATTGCATAGAATTAGCATATATATCTATATAAGTTAAAAAGTCACCTTCTTCTTTTTCTAGTGCTGTTATTTCTACATTTTGAGTACATTTATATAAAATATCATTTAATACTCTTTGTTGGATTATATTAAAATTGAATTTACTTGATATTTCTTTTACTGCTTTAGTTATAAATCTTTCATTATAATTTATTGTGTTTACTGCTGCATCCATTTTTATCCCCTCTTTATTGTAAAATAAAAGGTCCTAAGACTAAATCTTAAAACCTTTATATAAATGTTAATGTGCATTATATATACTTAATTAACCATGTTCCTTTATACGGTTTATTTCTATTAATTAGTGGTGTTACATTCTTTGGTGCTATTGCATATTTAAACTTTAAAAATAATTTTAACTGTCTTTTATCTTTTATTAGAATCTTTTCGCCTGTTTTTATATTCTGCATTTGAATCATAATAATACACCTCTTATAAAGTTTTATATTTTTTAGTTACTGGATCTTGATATTGTATTTCTGTTACTCCTAAAGAATACATATATCTATCTAATGGTTGGAAACTTTTTTCCTCTGAAACTCCATATCCATAAACCATTCCATCATCATCTAAAATTCTAAATTTGTATTGCATGTTAGATTTATCAATGTCTTTATTTATGTATTTATCCTTTCCATCATCTGTAATGGATTTACACCATTTTGTTATACAGCATTTCATAATATCACTCCCTTTTAAAACTCTTCTATTTCTATAAAACAAATTTCAAAGTCATCTTCTAAATCGTCTAATAAACCTTGTATATCGTCAAATTCATCTTCTGTTAAATCATCTAATTCATATCTGTACTCGTCTATTTCATCTAATTTATCTTCAACTTTATCTTTTATAGTTTCAACACAATCATCAAAAAGCTCTGTATCATGTTCTACCATTACATCTGTTTCATCACAATCCCAATCTAAAGTTATTGGGTCATAATTACATAATTCAAATTTTAGTTTCATTTCTAACACCTCTTTTTTTATAATATAAATATTTTCTTTAACTTACTAAATATTTTATTTAATATAATTGTATTACTATATATTTAATATGTCAATAAAATTCTTTAGAAAACTAAAAAAATATTTTAAAATCATGAAATATATGTTATTATTTATAATATAAGAATAGGAGGATAGACATGGGAATTAAATTTTATAAACTAATGGACTTGCTAAACAGAAAAGATATGACAAGAGATGATTTAAGAAAAAGAATAGGAATATCATCAGCGACAATGACGAAAATTTCTAAAAATGAGTATGTATCTTTAAAAGTAATAGAATCTATATGTAGAGAATTAGATTGTCAACCTGGAGATATAATGGAATACATTCCAGATAATAAATAATAAATAGCTAGGGAAAAATAATTCTCTAGCTATTTTAATGCTAAAAAAGGGAAAACTTTTTATAATGTATAATATAGCAATATATTCAAGAACAAGGAGGATTAAATATGGTTTTTGCAATTTATTCAAGAAAATCAGTCTTTACAGGCAAGGGGGATAGTATAGAAAATCAAATAGAGTTTTGCAAGGAATATGTCTATAAAAATTATCCAGATGAAGATATCAAAGAGAGTGATTTTAAAATATATCCAGATGAAGGTTATAGTGGTGGGAATACTAATAGACCATACTTTAAGAAGCTATTAGAAGACGCTGAAAATAAAAAAATTGATTGTGTTGTATGTTATAGGCTAGATAGAATATCTAGAAGTGTGTTAGATTTTTCTGCTTTGATACAAAAGTTAAACAAGTTAGATATATCCTTTGTATCAATTAAAGAGCAGTTTGATACTAGTACTCCAATGGGTAGAGCTATGATGTATATATCTAGTGTATTTGCACAGCTTGAAAGAGAAACTACAGCAGAACGTGTAAAGGATAATATGTATGAATTAGCTAAACAAGGCAGATGGCTTGGAGGACATCCACCATATGGGTTTGATTTTAAAAAAATAATTTATTATGATGAACAGATGAAACAACGTAAAATGTGTCAACTAACAGTAAATGAAGAACAAATGAAAATAGCTAAAGAAGTATTTGAGAAATATCTGGAATATAATTCTATAGGGAGAGTTGTAACTTATTTAAATGAAAAAGGTGTGAAAGGGGCTAGAGGTGGTGAAATATGCAGTAGAAATGTACAATCAATTCTTAGAAGTCCTGCATATGTTAAAACAAGCAATGAAGTATTTATATATTTAAAAGATAAAGGCTGCTTTGTGGCAGGAATACCTGATAATATGCATGGTTCACTTTTATATGCTAAAAAAAGTCAATCTCCTATTGTAGCCGTAGCTAGACATGAAGGTGTTATTGAATCAGACAAATGGCTAAAAGTACAAGAAATACTTGATAAAAATGCCGAAAAAGCTCCGAGAGCAGGAACTGGCAAAGTTGCTCTACTTAGTAATTTACTTGTTTGTGGTAAATGTAAGTCAAATATGATATTAAATTATAAATCTAACAGTGACATAGTATATTATGTTTGTTCTAAAAGAAAAAGACAAGGTAAAAAAACGTGTGACTGCTCTATTCTTCGTACAGATAAAATAGATAAATTAGTTTTAGATCATATAAAGAAAGTTGATGTTAAAAAGATAATCGAAGAATATAACAATATTAAAGAATCAAATACAGAAGAAAAAAAATTAGTTGAATTAGAAGTTAAAAATAAAAAAAAGAAAATAAAAGACTTAGAACTTCAAGTTAATAATTTAGTTAACCAGTTAGCTAATTTTTCCAATTCGACAGCTTCTACTTATATAATAGAAAAAATAGAAGAATTAAATAAAGAAATAACAGATATAAAATTTGAAATAGATAAATTAGATATAGATAAAATAAGTATTTCAAAAGATGATTTAAATTTAGATATACTTATAGATAATATAAAAAAATTTAATAGTTCATTAGATAATTTGGAATTATCGCAACAAAGATTATTATTATCTTCTATTATAAAAAATGTAATTTGGAATGATGAAGAAAATTCTTTAGAGATAAACTATCTAGGGTTAGAAAATATAGATAATTATGGTAAAAAGTCGCATTTTTGTAACGATAAGTGAACGTATCGTAATAAAAGAACGACTTTTAAACCCAATTTAACAAGTTCATTTTCAAATATTATTCCAGAAATAGATCTAGATTTATCACATTTTAATAATAGACTTAGACATGCAAGATTAGATTTAGGATTAACTATTAAAGAAGTCTCTGAAATTTGCAATATAGATAAAAGCTCACTTGACGGATTAGAATTAGGAAGATATGTTTTAACAATAGAAAATTTAAAAGAATTAGAACAGGTATTTGATATGAATAAAATATGCTTAGATGGATATGAATATTTATTATTAAATTATGATAAATTTATAAATAGGCTAAACGCCTTTTCAAAAGAAAAAGTACCATATACTAAATATAGAAAAATAGCAGATACATTAGGAGTTAATATAGAAACGATAAGAAACTGGATTACAGGAGAAAATATTATAAAATATAAAACTTATAATAGAATAAAAGATAAATTAGAAAAATATAATTTAATTCCATAAAAATAGAGTAGCTATTCAGCTACTCTTTAATTTTTCATAACTAATGGATGCCTTATTTAATTAACTTTGTTTCACTGTCTAATTTCAAATATTGACCTTCTTTTAGTGTTATTAATTTGCTTCCAGAAAAGAAATCTGAATCTTGTAAGTCTGGACCACCTTTATAGCCTTTGCCTAAATTGTTATATAAAGAATACCAACCTTGAGCATTATCATCATCGCTTGCTATTTCCAGTTTATATTCTCCTGGTTCTACATCTTTTCCATCTCCAACTCTAAACATTCCGTTTGTAAGTTCTTTTTCATTAGAGAAATTAAATTTGTCTTTTATTTCATCAGCTTTATATAAAGTACATTTATCTAATTGTAAGTATTGACCTTTTTTAACTTCTATATAACTAAAGTTTTCAAAGGCATTAGAATCAATAGAAGATTCCATATCTCCTGTAGTATCTGTTGTAATATCATAATTCCCCATAAATTCACCTTCATTTTTTACAAGAATATATTCTCCAGGATCTAAATCTTCACCTACTTTAAATGTGCCATTTGTTAATTCTAATGAATAATTTTTATTCTCTTTAACATTTTCTGAATTTGATTGAACAGAATTGCTACTTGAATTCGAACTACATCCAACAATGCTAACGCATAGCACAAAACATAAAATAATACTTAATATTTTCTTCATAACTCACCATACTCCCTTTTTTATTTTTTCTTAAATTGTAGCACATATAATATGCAACTATTAATATTTTCCAGTATATTTTTAAGAAATTATACAAAAATGATAATATGAAGATATTAATTTACCAGCAAAGGATAAAAAAGAGATATTCATTAGAAAAATTAGCAAGAAAAACTAATATTAGCAAAGCTGCGCTTAATAACTATGAAACTGAAAAAAGGAAGGTGAATATATTTCAGCTAGAAGATATAGCTAAGGCTTTAGATTGTAAAATAACAGACTTGTTTGATTCTTATTGGAAGTAAGCATAAATTTCCGTCTACATATGTGGAAATTTAACTAAAATATTCCAAAAAGGTCGTATTAGATAGTATAATAAGACTATACAAAATATTTTGTAATTTACATATACTATATATCTGAAAAATAGTATATAATATATGTAAACGATTAATTAGAACATATGTTCTATGATTTAAGGGGGAATAATCTGGAATATGAAAGAAAAATTAATAAATGCAATAAAAAATCACAAATTAGATCACAAACATTTAAATGAAGTTATAAAGCTAGCTAAAGAAGAATTAAATAAAACAAAAGACTAGGGATTTCCTAGTCTTTTTTTATTAGTCCAAATGCCATTTTAGTTATTAATTCAAGTTGTTCATCTGTTAATTGTTCTGCTAATTTAATAGCATCATGTTCTTTTCCTGACATATCTTCTAACGGTTTTTTATTATCTACACGCCCTAGCAGATAATCTGTGGTAACGTCAAATATATCTGCTAATTGTAAAAGCGTATGGGCATCTGGTACGCTTATGCCTCTTTCGTAGCAACCGTATGCTCCTTTTGTTAAACCTATTTTACTAGCGATTTCTTGTTGTGTATAATTATTTTCCTCTCTCAGTTCTCTTAATCTTCTTGCTAACATGTTTTTCCTATCCTCCATTAAAATGCACTTTATCTATAAATATGTTATAAGTTAATTATACTTATATATTCTCTATTTATGCAAATTTTCCTCGCCTTTTTGAAATAAAATCGAAAAATTTTAGTCAAAACACTTGACAGGCTAATTTAATTTGCTATAATGTAAGTATAACAAGTCAATAAGATTTGCTTAATAATTAAAAAAACTAATTAAATTCGATTGGAGGTGATTTGATGAATAAGCTAAGAGAATACAGAACAGAGGGCAATTATAGACAAAGAGACTTAGCTGAAAAAATAGGAGTAACAAGACAAGCATTTTCTTGTTATGAATTAGGAATAGCTAAACCTCCACTAGACAAAGCTAAGAAACTAGCTGATATATTTGGAGTAACAATAGAAGATATTTTTTTTAGTAAATCAGATGAATTAAATTCGACTAATAAAAACATTGACTAATAATATTGATTGAAAGGAGATTGAAATATGGATTGTATAAACGAAATGAATAACTTAGTAGCAAGTATAGATGTAAAAGAATATGAAGGTCAACCAGTAGTTAGCAGTAGAGAGGTAGCTAATAATTTTGAAAAGCAACACAAACATGTACTTGAATGTATAGAAAATTTAAAAGAGGGGGTAGCCGAAAAATCGGCAGACCTATTTATAGAAAGTAAATATCAACATCCACAAAATAAACAATGGTACAAAGAATACTTACTTACTAGAGATGGTTTTAGTTTATTGGTAATGGGATTTACTGGAGCTAAAGCATTAGAGTGGAAACTTAAATATATAGAAGCTTTTAATAAAATGGAGCAGTACATAAAAGAACAACAAGTACCACAGCTAACAGAAAAACAAATGCTGCAGTTACAAATCCTAAATGGTGATGAAATGGAGAGAATAGGAGCTTTAAAACAATATGAGGGAGTTATAACTAAACCTCTAATAGACACAATAGAAAAACAATCAGATGCAATAAATGAATTAAAACCACATGCAGAATATGCAGAAAGAGTTTTAGAAGATAAAAAAACATTATTAACTCCAACTCAAATAGCTAAAGATTTTGGAATGGCTGGTAAAGCATTAAATGCATTATTACATGATCTAGGAGTTCAATATAAGCAAAACGGACAATGGCTTTTATATGCTAAGTATCAAGGTAAGGGATATACAGGACCATATCAACCAGATATACCGAATGCTAAACCTCAGACAAGATGGACTCAAGCTGGTAAAAAGTTTATCCATGACATTTTAAGAAAAAATGGCTATAAAACAATTTTAGAAAATCAACAAGAACAACAAAGATTTGACTTTAACTAAGGGGGCTTAAATATGGAAGATAATAAAAAACTAAGTTTCACATACTTTGGTGATATAAGAATAGAGAAAGCAAATGTTAGAGTGATAGAAATAGGGGCTGGAAGTCTTAAATTCGCAATAGATGAAAGATATCCTCATTACATAAAGGTTTACATAGGAGATAACTCTGACGAAGGATTTGAATACATTGACGATATATTAGGGATAGATCAAAAAATAAATGATGATGAATTTATGACAATAGTTCTTAATTATTGTGTGCAACATGTAGAGTTTATAACAAATAAAGCAATGGAGGAAAGGGTTCAAAATTACTATAAAAAGTTAGAAAAAGAAAATCAAAAGGTAACTCAAATTTTATCACAATATACAGATGAACAGATAGAAGATGAAATGTACCGAAGAGGACTTTTAGGAGGTAATTAGCATGGCAGTATATACAGGAACAGAACACTTCATAAAAAAAGAAGTAGAAGTAGTATCAGACATATTAAGAGCTAGAGGTTTTAGAGAAGAATGGAGCATCATAACTCCATACCAAGCAGAAATAAAGATGTTCCACGTGTTACAAAACAAGTTTGCACTACTTAGAAAACAAGGTAATAACACAGTAGTTGATTACAGCAGATAGGAGGCATCATGTTAATAAAGTACATAATAGTAAGCATTACATTTAGCTTAGGGTTCTTCTTAGGAGCTTGGTGGAGAAGCATTCACGAATAAGACAAACTCAGAAAGACATATTTTATTAGGGGGTGTTTCATATGGCAATAAACTATTCAACAATTTCAGTAAAAGATAACATACCAACAAAGCCTACGGCTAATGAGCAAAAAAAAATAGATGAAATAGATAGAACAATAGCTAGATTTATTGTTAAGCAACTCATAAGTAATTTCTCAATCGAAGAATTAAATTTAGCATTGCCAACTCTATTAGAAAAATAGAAAGGGGTAATAACAAATGACAAATCAAGATTTTAGAGTAAAAACATTAGGTTTATTTGCTAAAGCAGAATTTATAAATGAAAATATAGATTTTGCTAAAGCTGAAATCAACTTATCTTTACAAACTAGTAAAGGTGAAAACTACTACATCATTTCAACATCAATATACGAATACAACACAAAAGTACACTACATCACATTTACAAGTGCAGCTTACAATGCACTAGACCTATTAAGAGATATATCAGACCTATTAGACAACTATATAGAAGGCATAAGGGAGGTGATATAAATGACTATTACCTGTTCGCCAGAATACCTAGATAGAGCAGCAAAAGATTATCCAGAGTTTACATTTTTAGAATACATAGCAATGTTACAAACTGGAAGATTAACAGAAGAACAAGAAGAAATGACATTAGAAGAAGCAAGAGAATTTGCACAAATGGAAAGAGACAGAATAGATCTAGAATATGACATGACACATCAATAAAAAGAAAAGTACCTCTCTAATGGTGACTAGGGAGGTACAAAAGACATATAATAAGTGTTCATTTATTAACGTTTAATTAATTATAACATAAGCAAAGGGGAACTCGGAAGATGAAAATTCAATTAAAATCAGAAGGAGTTAAAGAATCTGACATAAAGACACTGGAACAAAGATTATTCCTAGTTAGACTATACAGAAATACTACTGACCCAGAAGGCAGACTAGGATTTATAGAAGGGGCTGAATTTGCTCTAAGAAATAGAAAGTTTATGACATTAGATATATTTAAAGAACACTATAAAGACACATTAAAACAAATAGGAAATAGAAAACATGATAGTTACGAAAGCAGTTTATTATATGCTTTACGACTTAATATAGAAGAATTAGAGATAAATAAGGAAGGTGAATAACATGACTAAAGCAGTACAAAAAACAAATGGAGCATTAGCACTTGCAGAATGCACTCTAGAAGGCGGACAAGTTTTAAATGTAGAAACAGTCAAGAATTATCTTGTAAGGGGTAACGGAGATATAACAGACCAAGAAACATTGATGTTTATCGAGTTATGCAAAGCTCAACATCTTAATCCATTCATAAACGAAGCATACTTAATCAAATTTGGAAGTCAACCAGCGCAAATAGTTACTGGTAAAGATGTATTTGTTAAAAGAGCTTATAAAAATCCTAACTTTGAAGGAATGAAAGCTGGAATAGTAGTTTTATCTAATGGAGAAATGAAATACAGAGAAGGCAGCTTAAAAGCACCAAAAGAACAGTTAATCGGTGGTTGGTGTGAGGTATATGTAAAAAATGTGAAATTCCCTGTTAGATCTGAAGTAGCTTTAGAAGAATATAGTAAATCACAAGCAACTTGGAAACAGATGCCATGTGTAATGATTAGAAAATGTGCTATGGTAACTGCTTTAAGAGAAGCATTCCCAGAAGATTTACAAGGTTTATATGATAGCTGCGAAATGAAAAACGTACCCGATAAATTACCACAAAAAGAAGTAGTAATAGGTAAAGCAACAAGTGAGCAAAAGAGAAAGTTATTAGCAATGGCAGAAGTAAAAGGATTATATAGCCATGAAGATGCTAAAGATACATCAAAGCTTGAATATTTCTGTAGCAGTAACGGATATAACCTAAAAGATTTGAAATTCGAAGAAGTGGACGAGCTATTAGAACTTTTAACAAACTATGAACCAGTACAAGATGTAGAGTACACAGAAGAACCTATAGAAGAACAAGAGGATAACGGACAAATAGAAGGACAGCAAGTAATGGATATGTAGCTAGGTTGGGGAGCAATCCCCTTCCTAGAAAAGTAATAAATAAGGAGGCTTAGTAATGAGCGACAATCAAAAATATTATTATCTAAAATTAGTAGATAATTTCTTTGACAGAGATGAAATGATAATACTTGAAAGTATGCCAGATGGTTATTTATATTCAAACATACTTTTAAAACTTTATCTTAGAAGTTTAAAAAATACAGGGAAATTAATGTTTAATGACAGAATACCATATAATTCAACAATGCTTGCTAATGTTACTAGGCATCCAGTAGCAGTAGTAGAAAAAGCAGTCGATATATTTAGACAATTAGGATTAGTAGAAATACTAGACAATGGGGCTATCTATATGCTAGATATTCAAGACTTTATAGGTAAAAGTTCTACAGAAGCAGATAGAAAAAGAAATTACAGAAGAAGAATTGATGAAGAAAAGAAACAATTATCAGAAGGAAAAGGACAAACAACAGGACAAATGTCCCAACAATCGTCCGAAAACACAGGACAAATGTCCGACCAAATCTCCACCATAATTAGAGATAGAGATAGAGATAGAGATAGAGATAGAGATAGACCTACATATATAGAAGAGGATACAAATAATAAGTTGGTAGGTAAGTTTGCTAAACTCTATGAAAATAATATAGGAGTAATAAATGGAGTAACATCAGAATGGCTTATAGATATAAGTAAAGACATAGATTATTCACTTTTTAAAAGAGCAATAGAGATATGTACAGAGCGAAGTAAAACTAACTTAGGCTATCTAAAAGGGATAATCAACAACTGGACCAACAATAACATATACACAATGGAACAATTACAAGCATACAAATTACAGCAAGAACAAAACAAACCTAGACAACAAGAATCAACAGAAAAACAAAATATGGACTTTTTAGACAGATTAGAAGAAAAATTTAAAGTATCAAATGGTAATGATGCAATAGATCCAAATTCGGAACGATATAAAAGAATGCTAGAGCTAGAAAGAGAACTAGAAGGAGATGATTAGATGGATGCTGCTTTACTAAACAGAATAAAAGCTACTTTGGAAAAACATGCTCCAGAACCAGCAAAATATGATTGTCCTAAATGTGAAGATAGAGGATATACATTCGAGATAAAAGATGGATATGAAGTGGCTGTACCTTGTAGCTGTCTAGAAAAGAAACAAAGTATCGAAAAACTTGCTTTAAGCAATCTCACAGATGTTTTTAAACAAAAGACAATAAAAACATTTACTACTAATACAGAATGGCAAATAGAGGCAAAAATGAAGGTTTTAGAGTATGTTAATAATTTTAAAGAAACTAATGCAAGTTTGATTTTAACTGGCAATCCAGGTGGAGGTAAGACTCACTTAGGAGTTGGAGCTATGTTAGAACTTATAAATAACAATGTTGGGTGTGTGTATAAAGAATATATATCAATGCTGACTAATCTAAAACAAGTAAGTATGAACGAAGAAGAGTTTATCAGAGAATTAGAAAAATATATAAATCCAAGAGTTCTATTTTTAGATGATTTTCTAAAGGGAGAAGTTACATCAGCAGACCGAAAATACATATATAAAGTCATAAACACTCGATATTTAAAAGGTAAACCAATGATTATATCAACTGAGAAAAGCATAAAGGAAATATTAATGTTTGATGAGGCTGTTGGGTCACGAATTGTCGAAATGACTCAAAATAATATAATAACATTCCCTAGAGGAATAGAAAACAACTATAGATTAAGAAATATCATATAAAACAAAAGATAGAAGGTGATTAACCTTCTATCGATTTTAAAAAGTCTTTCAGTATTTTGTTTATTTGACTTGATATAGTTCTATCCTCTTCGGATGCATATTGTTTTAGTTTTTCTAAAACTTCTTCATCTAGAGTTATAGCAATTTTCTTTTTCATAATATCACCTCTTAGTGGTATTATATCATGATTTTACATAAAAATAAATCTAAAATACTTGATAAAGTATGACAGAGTATGATAAAATAATACTAAAGAAGGTGATAAAAATGAACGAAATTTGGAGAAAGATAGAAGGATTTGAAAAATATGAAGTTAGTAATCTCGGACGAGTTAGAAGTTTAGACTATAAGCACACTGGAGAAACAAAAGTACTTAGACCGATATTAAACAGATATGGATATTTACGAATTAATTTATATAAAAATAGTAAATTATGCAGTAGATCAATACATCGACTTGTAGCACAAGCGTTTATACTTAATCCTGAAAATAAACAACAAGTCAACCATATAGATGCAAATAAACAAAACAATATAGTATCAAATTTAGAATGGTGCACTAATTTAGAAAATATGCAACATGCACGTGATATGGGATTATTAAAATTGACAGACGAACAAAAAAAGAAAAGAAGTGAAAAGCAAAAAGGTAAAAATCATCCATTTTACGGCAAACATCATACAGAAGAAACTAAAAGAAAATTAAGTGAATCACATAAAGGTAAAAAAATATCAGAAGAAACTAAAAAGAAATTGAGTGAAGCAAATAAAGGTGAAAATAATCCTATGTACGGCAAGCATCATTCGATAGAAACTAAGAATAAAATAAGCAATTTACGCAAAGGAGAAAAAAATCCGATGTATGGTATGACAGGGGGTAAAAATCCGTCGGCCAAAAAAGTCATATGCATCACTACAGGTGAAACATTTGATTGCATCAAGGAAGCTGGAGAAAAATACGATGTGTGTAGTTCAGATATATCAAAATGTTGCAGAGGGAAAAAGAAGTCAGCTGGGAAACATCCAGTAACAGGTGAAAAATTAGTATGGAGATATACAGAATAATAATTTTAAGGGGGACAAGAAGAATGATAAAAGCAAATGTAAAAGATGGAGAAGTAACAGTAATATTAGATGGAACAATTGATGATGTAATGGGTGATTTATGCATGCTAAATGATACAGTAATAAAAGAATTAGAAAGAAAAAGTGGAATACCTGCAGAAAAATTCTTAAATCTTATAACTGATGCTATAAAGCCAGTTTTAGAAGAAAATAGAATAGATTTAAAAATAACGATATAAGATAGCAATACTTACAAATAAATAGCCTAGGAGTTAAAAAAAACTCTTAGGCAGAAGGTGGTTAATTATGGCACCAAGACTATCAGATATAGAAAAGGGAAAGATAAAAAGATTATATAACAAAGGTTATTCAATACTTGCTATCTCAAATGAACTAGATAGAAGTGATTGGACTATAAGAAAATACATAAAGGATACAAAACTTACTAAGGAGCCAAAAACAGTAGATTTGACAGGTAAAATATATGGGAAATTAGTTGTATTAGAACTAGATCATGTAGAAAAAAGCAAAAGATACTGGAAATGTCAATGTGAATGCGGAAATACAACAGTAGTAAGAGAAGGTAATCTGCGACACGGAATAACAAAAAGTTGTGGCTGCCTAAAGAAAGAAACAAAAAAACATGACGAGGTGACAGTTCAAAAAATAAAACCAAGACATAATAACGGTGGTGTATTCTTCTTACAAGCTGGAGAAATAAAGTTAAAAGGCAATTACGAAAGCGAGAAAAAATGCAGCAAAGTAAAAGAATATAAACTAAGCCCTGAGGAGTTGCAAGTCTATTTGAAATCACTAGAAACAAAAAAAGTAAAGAAAAGGGGTGAATAGTAATGGGAAAAAATATAATCACAGTGAAAAATATAAAAACTGGAGAAGTATTAGAGTTTACAGGCCAAAATGCAGTAGCGAAGTATCTTACAGGTGTATATGGCAAGAAAATATACGCTGGAGCTGTAGCATCAGCTATAAGACAAAGCGTTCCGTATAAAAATACATGGGAAATAAATTTCATTAAAAACGCTAATAAAAAAATATGCGAGTATTGTGGAAAAGAATATACAAGTAATAGAGCAAATCAAAGATTTTGTAGTAATACTTGTAGAGAAGAATATCGTGCAGAAGAAAAAAGAGGACCAGCGATAAACAGTGAGGCGAAAATAACAAAAGACAAAGAAATATTAGTACATAAATTAGTAACAATGTTAGCACCATATAGAACAGCAAAATAGGAGGGAATATGGATAGATATCAGCTAAATAAAAATGGAGAAGGATATACAGATTTAACGGCGCTAGAAGGAATTAAGAGAGCAGATAAAGATTTAGAAACTAAAGCAACAAAAGAAATATGGAAGGATATAAAAGGATATGAAGGATTATATCAGGTAAGTAACTTAGGAAGAGTTAAAAGTTTAAGAGATAAAAACAAAAAGTACAGAGAAAAAATATTAAAGCAGTATAAAGATAATTGTGGATATTATTATATTACATTAAGTGCAAATTCTAATATCAAAAAACATAAAGTACATCGCTTAGTAGCTCAGGCATTTATACTTAATCCAGAAAACAAACCGCAAGTAAATCACATAGATGGTAATAAACAAAATAATACAGTATCAAACTTAGAATGGTGCACTCAAGAAGAAAATATGAAGCACGCATACAGAACAGGATTACAAAAAGCTAAAAAAGGTAAAGATAATAGTTTGTCTAGAAAAGTTATATGTATAGATACTGGTAAAAAATATGGGTCTACTAGAGAAGCAGAAAGATTAACAGGAATTTGTCAATCAGATATTTCTAAATGTTGCAGAGGGAAAAAGAAGTCAGCTGGGAAACATCCAGTAACAGGTGAAAAATTAGTATGGAGATATACAGAATAATAATTTTAAGGGGGACAAGAAGAATGATAAAAGCAAATGTAAAAGATGGAGAAGTAACAGTAATATTAGATGGAACAATTGATGATGTAATGGGTGATTTATGCATGCTAAATGATACAGTAATAAAAGAATTAGAAAGAAAAAGTGGAATACCTGCAGAAAAATTCTTAAATCTTATAACTGATGCTATAAAGCCAGTTTTAGAAGAAAATAGAATAGATTTAAAAATAACGATATAAGATAGCAATACTTACAAATAAATAGCCTAGAAGTTAAATCTTCTAGGCAGAAGGGAGATAATCAAATGCCTAGAGGAAGTATGCCTACAGAAAAAGAGATTGAAGAAATAAGAAGATTACACAAAGAAGGATATTCATTCCGTACGATAGCTGACCAATTAGGTAGAAGTTATCAATTTGTAAAGAAATATGTAGAAGAAGAACCTAGAAAACCATTGGATTTAACAGGTAGGGTCTTTGGTAGATTGACAGTGATAAAGTTTGATCATAAAAAGAATAAAGTTAGATATTGGATGTGTAGATGCCAATGTGGCAACACACATATTGCATCAACTTCTAACTTAACAGGGGAAATAACAAGAAGTTGTGGATGCTTAAAAAAAGATTACAACAAAAGTAGAAGTATAACGATAAAAGATAAAGGTTCTAAAAAGAAAAAAATAAGACAAGTAGAAGAAGTTGTTTTAAAAGAAGACTATAGAAGTGAGAAAAAATATGGAAAAGTAAAAGAATACAAATTACCACCTAAGGAATTAGCAGCCTATTTAGAAGAGTTAAAAACAAAAGAAGTTCAATACAGAAAATAGAGGTTAAAAGGGGGCAAAGGAAATGAAATATGCAGCATATCATTTATCAGACGTAGGACAACACTTTGAAGAAAATAAAACATCTGAAAATTATCTAGCATTTGCAGCTTGGATAGTAACAGGCAAAATGCCTAATTTAGCATATTTGATGGATAAAGAAGCAGAACAAAAAAGAATGAAAGAACTAGATGAAATATATGCTAAAGGTGAAAAACCAGAATTAGCTGATTACGGAAGAATAGGCAAAAAACCAACTATAGTTAAATCGCCTAAAAGAACTAGAAAAGTGCATTTAACAAATATAGAAACAGGAGAAGAAAAAGAATTTGAAGCAATAAAAGATGCTGCTGAATATTTAGCACCTATATGGAATATGAAAGTAAATTCGATAGAAACATCTCTTAGAATGAAACGAGAATACAAGGGTTACAAGATACAGATAGAAGGGAAATCGCGAGGAAAATACAAAATAGAACCAATAATGGCTATAAATATAAAAACGGGTGAAAAACATAAATTTGACTGCTTAGTTGACTGTACAAGATATATAACAAATTTATATGATGTAATAGTTTGCTGTGGAGCAATAAAAGAAAAAGCAAAAACAGGCAAAACATATAAAGATACATGGAGGTTTGAATACATAGCAGAAATGGGGGATATAAATGCCAAATAGAAATCGCAAGGTGAAACCAGTTATAGCAGAAAACATCAAAACTGGAGAAGTCTTAGAGTTTCAAAGCCAGTTTGCACTAGCAAGATATTTTTCAAATTTATATGACATAGATACTCTAGAAGTACAAAAGTGGTTAGCATACAAAGAAAATAGAATTGTTACCAGATTAGCGGAAAATAAATTCGATTAAATAAAAAGAAGGAGGGTGAAACTATTCACTCCCCTTCGATTTTAATAAAGTATTCAAGTCACATTCTAAAGCATTACAAATCTTATAAAGATTTTCAAATGTAATAGAAGTTGTTTCATTATCAGCTATCTTTTTTAGTGCTGGATAAGAGATTCCAGTTTCTCTAGAAAGCCAATAACGAGTTTTATTTTTCTGTTTTAGTAAATCATCAATGTTAAATTGAAACATAATACACCTCCTAATTATATTATAGTGAAAATACTATTATTTAACAATATATAATGTTGACAATATATAACGTAGACTTTATAATATAGTTAGGAAACAAATAACACATCATAGGAACGGACATATCAAAATCAAATCAAAGGGGGATAAACATGAACAAATTAATCGATTGGAGTAAACTTCCTATAGATACAAAGGTGCTAGTAAGCAATGATATGGAGCATTGGATAAGAAGAAGATTTGCAAAATACGAAAATGGCACTGTTTACACATTTGTAGACGGATGTGATAGTTGGACAGCTGATAATATAGGAGAAATGTATAGATGTGAATCTTGGGTATTTACAAAACTAGCATGAGATTAATATAAAGGGGGAACAGGAAATGGCAATAGTAGGATTAGACATAGGGAATATAACAACTGTAGCAGTAAGCGAATTGAGAGAGATTATACTCGAAAGTAGACTATCAAAAGCAACTGACATAAACAAATTAGGTTCAGAAGAAATATTCACTTTTGAAGAAGTTGAATATGTAGCTAATTCTGGACTATTTGAAAATAACTTAATCAAACATGAAAAGGAAAACTTTGTAACGTTAATGTATTATGCTATATCAAAAGCAACAAGTAGTAATAAAATTCAACTTTTTACAGGAATACCAGCAAGTCAATATAACACCAAAAGAAAAGAACTAGAAGAATTTATAAAAGCAAATAGCAGCAAGACTATTAAGGTAGATGGAATAACTAGAACTATAGAAATAGATCAAGTACATGTTGTTCCAGAAGGATATAATATAAAAACTCTACGAGATATTGTAAATAAATGCATACCAGGGCTTAAAATATTGGCAATAGATATTGGAGGAGGAACAACGGATATAGCTGAATTTGATGCTAATTGGAAATTTACAGGTGGAGAAAGTATAAGATATGGACTTTTAGATTTGTACAGAGAAGCTAGAAGATATATAAACGATACTTATAACTTAAATATAAGTCTAGAAGAAGCAAAAGCTTATTTTGATGGAAAGTTAGACCTTATAAATGGAGATACAGCTTATAAAAATACAATAATGAAAGAGTTCATAAGAAATATAGTAAATGAACTTAGAGGAATATACCAAAACTTATCAAACATGAATTTGATTTTAGCTGGTGGAGGGGGACAAAAAATAGAGCCTACTTTTACAAAGTTATATAATCAAACAATACTAGCTCAAGGAATAGATACAACAGCGAGAGGTTTTTATAATATCGGAGTAAAGAAAAATGGCTAAGAATTACCGAATAACATTAGATGCTAAAAAATGCTGCGATAAAGATATGATTGAATACTTAGAGCAAAAAACAAATCCAAGAGCCTTCATAAAAGACCTTATTTACAGGGAAATGTTAAGAGATAAAAACTATATAAGCTGTAATTTTAATCAAATTTCACAAATACAAGATTTTGCAACTCAAAATAATCAAAATAACAGCCAAGAAAATAATGATGTGCAAAATTTTGATTTCGATATAGATGATATAGACATTTAAATTTCAATCACAACACTAATTTTATAAGTGCAAGATTTTGCAACTAAAAATCATAACAAATAAGCATCATAAAATAATAGTTGCAGAATTTTGCCAAAGGGGGCGAGTTAATTGGATGTGAAAGAAAAAAACTATACAGTGTATCAAATTCTACTTTTAATCATTAGAAAAGTCTTAAAAACAGCATTACATCTAGGCTGGGTATTTATAAGAATGACTATTTATTGGATAGTAAAGCTAATTTATTGGATATTTAAGCTAACTGAGATTGATGTAGCAAGACAAAGAGCAAAATTCAACAAACAAGATGCACTAACAACTATAAAACATGAGTTCGTATTTGATAAATCAGAAGAATTTATAACAGAATGGATGTATTTCAAGGATTTAGTTTTTAGTTTAGATCTAGAGAATGAAGAAAAAGAAGAATTATTTGACTATGTATTAAGATTAATAGCAGAAAGTGAAAGAGAAGCATTTAATACTACATACAACTACATGATAACTAAGGACTTAAAAGAGCCTAGCTTTGAAGATATGGTTATTCAAGGCATATTTAAGACTAATACAAACATAGAGCCAAGAGCTAAAATAGATAATCCATACTATAAAAGTAACGTATCACAGTTAAGAAGCAAGAGAAATCAAAAGAAATATAATGACTGGAGCGAAAAGGATGCTAGAGGAATATATTAGCTAAAATATACCACTACTCTAGTAAAACTACCTCTACTCTCCTATAAATCGACATACGAGAGGGGCAAAATTAGGAATCTAGCAATATCAATATTTTAACCTCTCTCCTACTTCTAAAAAAAGGGGTTGAAGAGGGGTTGAAGATATGAAGAGAGGGGCTTAGGACATCATGAGTAGTGGGCTGAATTAAATTAAAAATAAAATACAAATTAAGGAGTAAAAACATGAAAATAACAAAAGAAATACTAGATAAAAAAATAAAAGATTACGAAATAGAAGCAAATCATGATTTAACTTTTAGAGAATGGATTGAAATGCTAGAGGATGAATTTCAAATAGAACACAGAGATTTAGACAACATGGCAGATGATGAACTAGACAATTATGATACATTTTTATTTGAACTAAGCTTGAAATAGGGGGAAATAAAATGAATAATATAAAGAATGTTGAGTATATACCGAAACACACTAATTGCACTAATTGTGGCAAATGTTGTGGTCCAGTTTTAATGGGAGAAAGAGAATATAAAACTATCAAGGATTATTGCATAAAGAATAATATAAAACCATTTTTTCGTTTAGATAACACTTGTTATTTTAGAGATGAAGAAAATAAAAAATGTTTGATATACAAAGTTAGACCAGTTATTTGCAAGTTATTCGGAGTTGCAAAAGGAATGAAATGTGTAAATGGTAATACTTGCGAAATAGATGGATATAAATACATACCAAAATCAAGCAAGATATTTTCAATGTTTAGATTAGCAAAAGAATTGGAAGATAAACAAGGTGAATAAAATGGAATTTGAATGTGGCAACATGACACCGTTTGGCTGTGAACGTATGGACGGAGTAAAAGAATTAATCATGGCAGAGATAGAAGAAGCGATAGAGGGCATAAAAGAAGAAAATGAAATAAGAAGACAAGAGTTGATAGCAATGATTCAACAAGAGAAAATGTGTACAAATGCTTGTTGCTATGGATGTGAAAAATCTAATTTATGTGTTTATACTTGCAATAGAGTAGATTGGCTAGATGAAGAAAGAAAAATTAATTATAACGATGAAGAATTGAGACAAGAAAAGTTACTTGGTATTAAATGTTACAACTGTGCAAAAGAAATCAATCAAGAAGGTCATAAGATGAATATTAGAAGTGATGAAGCAGATTGTGTATGGCTATGTGATGATTGTTTTCATAAGGCATGTGGAGACCAAAGTAAATTTAAAGATCTAGCAAAAGAATTAAAAGAAAAATTCAAACGAGAAAATAAAAAGGTTTGTGGTAATTGTAAAAACTTTGAAAGTGATGATGGAATACACGGGTATTGCGTTACTGATGAAGATAGAGCAAATAATTATAAAAATTGGAATAATGAGTTAAGATTTTTTGATGGAAATGAAGGATGTGCAGATTTTAAAAAAATAAAAGATTTAAGAAAAGAGTTTGAAAAAGAAGAAATAAAACAAGTTGATTATGAACAACTGACATTTTTTTAGGAGGAAATATGGATAAATTCAATGCAGAGATAAAGCAAAACATAAGGGGACGATATAACATTTACATAGATTATCATGGTGAAAAAATGATAATGGGAGAAACAACAGAAGAAGGATACAAGATACTAGAATATGACAAGATAGAAAAGGCAGTAGATTATCTAGAAGATAAGAAAAGAATACAGTTATCGGAGGTTAGATAATGAAATGTAAATACTTTAAAAAAGAAGGGGTAACTTGTAAACACTTTATAGGCTATACAACAATCGGCAGAGTGAATGGAAAAGGATTAATGTTAAGAGAAGGTTGTAAAAATTTTTGTAAATATGTTGCTTGTAAGAAGCTCGAAGAATTGCAAGGATTAAAAGAAGATAAATAAAATATTAGTTCTAGGAGGGAAATCAAACCTTCCTAGAATTTTATATGCTGTAGTAAAATATATAATATGACGAAACAGAACGAAATACAAAGAAAGGAGCAAAAAACAGTGCTATTAAGTCGAGTAAATGAGATAGTAAAAATAGCAAGAGAATATATGGCTAAATACAATCTAAATGAAAGAGAAGCTATAGAATGTGCGATAGAAGATATAGAGAAAGAACTAAAAGAAATGGGTGATAAATAATTGAGTAGGAGAGCATGGACAGTAGAAGAAGTTGAATATTTAAAAGATAGATGGGGATTATCTCCTTTGCCAAACATAGCAAAGAAGTTAGATCGAACAGAATGTGCTGTACGAAATAAGATTTACAAACTAGACATGGGAGGGTTCTTTGACAATGGTGACTGTATAACAATGCATAAACTATTATCAGAATTAGGATATAGTACAAATCATACATATGCATTAACATCGTGGATAGAAAAAAGAAACTTCCCTGTAAGGTATAGAAGGATAAAAAATAAAAGATATAAGATAGTAGCATTAGATGAATTTTGGGTATGGGCAGAAGAAAATCAATCATTTTTAGATTTTAGTAAACTTGAAAAATATAGCTTAGGTCCAGAACCAACATGGGTAGATGAAAAAAGAAAAAGAGATATCAAAAACAAAAGACAATTCAAGAAAAATCAAAAAGAAAAATGGACAGAAAAAGAGTATGAGTACTTACAATTCTTAGTTAATCAACACAAATATACTTATTCAGAGATAGCAAAAAAATTAGGTAGAACAGAAAATGCAGTTGCAAGAAAATTGTGGGAAAAAGGAATTAAAGCAAGACCAATTCAAACAGGTAATAATAAAGAATGGTCAAAGCAGCAAATAGACAAGCTAAAAGAATTAATTCTAGATAATTATGATTATGAACATATAACAGAGCAACTTAAACCAAAAACATTGAGAGCAATAAAGTCTAAAACATCAAGGTTATACGGGACACAAAACTTAGACTGTATTAGAAAACAATTTAAGGAGGAACAGTAATAATGGCTGGATTTATAGCTAAACAACCTAATGGATTATATTGTAGATTTTCTACTGTAGTAGATACAGTAACTCATTGGGATATGACAAAAGAAAACTATGTAAACGTAATAATGGAAAGAGGATATAACAAGGAATATGCTGAGAAGGAAGCAAGAGAAGTAATAGAAGGCTATTTAAAACCATTTAGTGAAGTACTAAAACGTTTTAGACCAATTAATAATACAGTAGAAGAATTTACAGAATGGGTAAAAAGTGTAGGTTATAAAGAAAATGATTTAGATGATTGGATTGAAAGTTGGAATCTTAGAAAAATGGAAATAGAGGAGGGATGTTAAATGACAGAATTAAAAGTAAAATTAATGGCTCATACGCCTAATCCAGATGCAATAGTTGCAGCAGCAGCTAAATTATGTTACTCACCAGTAGGTGTAGATGACATAATGAAAAAACTTACAGATGAAGAAGTAGCAAAATTTGTAGAACATTTAGTAAGTATGGGACATGAATCTCCAATAGAACACGTTACATTTACTTTTGGAATTGAAGGAATATCAAGAAGTTGTTCTCACCAAATAGTGAGACATAGAATCGCAAGTTTCTCACAACAATCTCAAAGATATGTAAAACTAGATCAGTTTGAATATATAATTCCACCAGAGATAGAAAATATACCTTTAGCTAAAAATATATTTATTAAACATATGGAAGAATCGCAAAAAGCTTATGATGAGTTAGTAGATATACTTATTCATAAATATATTGAAAATGAACATGAGGATAAAATAAGAGAAATATTAAAGGATAATCTTGAAGATAGCTACACAGAAGTGGCATTGCACTTTTGGAATGTGCCACAATGTAGTGGTTTATCTAGAAAAATAGTAAAGACATTTAAAGAACGATTTCCAAAGATATATAATTCAATAGAAAAGAAAGCAATAGAAGATGCAAGATACGTATTTCCTAATGCTTGTGAAACTAAAATGGTTGTTACAATGAATGCTAGAAGTTTATACAACTTATTTAACAAAAGATGCTGCAATAGAGCACAATGGGAAATAAGACAAGTAGCAGATGAAATGCTTAAATTAGTAAAAGAAGTAGCACCTGTATTATTTAAAAATGCTGGAGCACCTTGTACAGTTACAGGTAAATGTCCAGAAGGTAGCATGAGTTGTAAAAATCCTAGAATTAAATAAATACACATACGGAAATCATGTAGCAAGGCATATGTTGTTAAGAGATAGAAAATAAGGGGGAGATTGATATATATGGGTAAAGAAGAATTAATGCAGTATAAAACTATTAAAGTTGAAATAAAACAGCTTAAAGAACGTATTAAAGAACTAGAAGAAAGAAAAACAAGTATAAAATCTCAAGTAATAACAGATATGCCAACAGGTAACGGAGAAGGAGCCGATATATTAAGTCTTATCGTTATGATAGAAGATGCAGAAACAGAATTAATACAGAAAGAAAAACAATTAATAGCAACAATGAATAAAATAGAACACACGATAGATAACGTTGAAAATAGCTTGGATAGATGCATTCTAAGAGCGAGATATATAGAATGCAAAGCATGGGAACAAATATGTGTAGAACTAAATTACAGCTGGAGACAAATACACAGACTACATAGTAATATACTTAAGAAAATAGCATAGGGAGGAAAAATTTGTGGTGTAGTTTATGGATTTGGAATGATAAATAACAAATGGTTAGAGGGGTAGAAATATGAGAGAAATTAAATTCAGAGGGTATAACAAATTCGATAAAAAATGGGTTTATGGTTATGGATTACATCAATCAATTTTTATAGATGGTTCATCTAATGCATACGTAACAGCCAGTATTAGAGAAGTATTTATTGTAGATAAGGAAAGTGCCGGACAATATACAGGTTGTAAAGATGTACATGGTAAAGAAATATATGAAGGTGATATCTTAAAATGTAAACTTTATAATGGAGATTATGAAAATTACGTAATTGTTTGGGACGAAGAAGATGCTTGTTTTGATGCGTTCAACAAAGATAAAAGCAATTTTATGGTAACTAGCATATGGACTGCATCTGAAATAATAGGCAATATATACGAGAATCCAGAATTGTTGGAGGTTAAATAATGAGTAATGATTTTTTAAAAAAATGTAAAAACTGTAAAAATTACGTAAATAATGAATGTAAAATCTTTTTACTAACAAACATACACCAAGCTTGTGAACATTGGGAAGAAAAAATATATACAATAAAAGAAGTATGTGAAAATTCTAAAAAAGAAATAGAACAAATAAATGACCCAGTTAACCATCCATCACATTATACTGATGGAAATATAGAGGTAATGGATTTTATTGAAGATAAACAACTAAATTTTGCTAGAGGTAATGTAATTAAATATGTTTCTAGAGCTGGTAAAAAAGACCTAAATAAAGAATTAGAGGACCTTAAAAAAGCATCATGGTATTTAAATAGAGAGATAGAAAGATTAAATAAGGAGACAGATTAATGGAAAATAGAAAAGAGTTAATAAAAGCACTTAAAGTAATTCAAAAAACTTGTAAAACTGTTACAGGTAAACAATGTGATGATATGTATGAATCAGGTAACTGCCCTATATATGATATACTAGGTAGTTGCACTTTAGAGGATGTTCCAGAAGATTGGTACATAGAAGAACATGAATAGAGCAATAGCAGATGCAATAATCATAGTGGTTATTGGTGCATGGATAGTAAGTAAATTGTATATGTAAAAGGTGGCACAGTATAGAAACAGGAAAATTAAAGAATGATGGCATTAAATGTCACATCGATATATGTTATTATAATAGTGTAAATAAAATTTCTTTTAACGACAACTATTTTTTCTAGGTTGATTGGATTGGTAACCCGATTAACCGTGTAATACTAACTTTTTGTTTGAGAAATATATTGCTACATGATTTCGATTTCCTAAGGGAACTAGCGTTAAAAATTGGCGTTGTTCCTCCGATAATTTATTAAGTGAATTTTAAAATGTGTGTTTAACATCTTGGTTTATTGACAGACGTGGCCGAGGGTGAAACCTCGGTAATATGCAAGTAATGGTAAATCGCCCCCAACGATGAACAGGTTCGAATCCTGTGGCTTGCTAAAACTTCAACTAATAATTATTACTACAGTTAACAATTTAATGAATTTTTTCTTAAATTTCTAACTGTCCCCTAAGTTATTTTATAGTTACACATACATCAGATTGAAAGAACCCTAACTAGGGTTCTTTTTATTTTGTAGAAAAGGAATGATCTAAATGGGTGAAAAAGTGTACGAGAAAAAAGAATACATAATATTAGCTGTAAAGAAAGGATATGTTGTGTATAATACACAGAAACCTTTTTCAATGGGACATTCACATATTTATGGATTTAACATGGCTAAGACTGTAGTAGATAATTGCATACGAAAGAAAAGACCTAAAACTAGAAATTTATATTTATTAACAAGTCATGTTAGAGTAAGCAACGATGAAAAATATATAAAATCAATAAATGAATTGATAGAAGCAAGAAAAAACAAGGATAGAAATAAATATAGAAATAGAAGTAAATAAATTAGAAAATAACGAGGTGGTGATAAATGTCGAGAGCAAGAAGTCCAAATAGAGATAAAGCATTTGAAATATATAAACAACATAATGGAGAAATCTTGCTAAAAGATATCGCCACGCAACTTGGTGTAAAAGATGCTCAAATTAGAAAATGGAAATCTCAAGATAAATGGGAAGAAAATTTAAAAGGAACGTTACCAAAAAACAAAAGGAACGTTACCAATGAAATAGACACAAAAAAAACTACAAAAGCTAGTAAACAAGCTAATTGTGATGATTTAAATAAATTAAATAAAGAAAGTTCCAAAACAAACTCAACTCTATTAGGTGGAGCACCAATAGGGAATAAAAATGCTGTTGGAAATATAGGTGGTGGAGCTCCATTATTTAATAAAAATGCAGAAACTCATGGATTTTTTTCAAAATATCTACCAAAAGATACTTTAGAAATAATAGAAGAAATAAAAGAGAAAAATCCATTAGATATTTTGTTAGAACAAATAACTATTCAATATGCAGCTATAATAAGAGCTCAAAAAATTATGTATGTAAAAGATAAAAACGAAATGATTAAAGAAATTAAAAAGCATAAAGATACAGAATTTGGAGAGGAAATAGAATATGAGTTTCAATTTGCATGGGACAGACAAGCGACTTTTTTAAATGCTCAATCTAGAGCCATGGGAGAACTTAGGAGTCTTATAAAACAAGCAACTACTATGATTAATGAAAACCCAGAATTAGCTTCAGAAGAACAAAAACTAAGAGTAGATAAATTAAGGGCTGAAATAGGTAGACTTAGCAGTGATGATTTAGATGATGAATTACATATAATTGTTGATTATGGTGATTGATATGAATATAGTAATTGGATTTAATAAAAGTTTTAAAGAAGCTAATAAAACTAGAAAAAGATATAGAGCTATGAAAGGTTCTGCTGGTAGTGGAAAATCAGTAAATGTAGCTCAAGACTATATATTAAAGCTAAGTGATCCAAAATATAAAGGCGCTAATTTATTAGTAGTTAGAAAATCAGAATCAACTCATAAATATTCAACTTATGCAGAATTAACAAGTGCTATCAATGAAATATATGGTAAAAATGCTAATAAATATTGGAAAATAACAGCTAATCCCTTAGAAATGAGAAGTAGAGTAACTGGAAACTCTATAATATTTAGAGGTGTTAATGATGCTAAACAAAGAGAAAAGTTAAAATCTATAAACTTCCCTACTGGAAAGTTAACATGGGTTTGGTGTGAAGAAGCTACAGAGCTAGCAGAAAGTGATGTGGATATATTAGATGACCGTTTAAGAGGGATTTTAACTAATCCTAATTTATATTATCAAATAACTTTTACGTTTAACCCAGTTGCAGCAACTCATTGGATTAAAAAGAAATATTTTGATTATGAAAGTGAAGATATATTTACTCATCATAGTACATATTTAGAAAACAGATTTATAGATGCTGCTTATCACAAAAGAATGATGATGAGAAAAGAACAAGACCCAGAAGGATATAAAGTTTATGGGCTTGGAGAATGGGGAGAAACTGGTGGAACTATATTAAACAACTATATAGTGCATGAATTTCCTACAAACTTTGAAAACTTTGACAATATGAGATTGGCGCAAGACTTTGGTTTTAATCATGCTGATGCAATACTTAGAGCTGGTTTTAAAGACGGCGAATTATATATTTGTGATGAAATATATGTACATGAAAAAGATACATCTGAAATAATCGACATTGCTAATGCTTATGGGATGGAAAAACATTTGACTATGTATTGTGATAGTGCTGAACCAGACAGAATTAAAATGTGGAAAAAAGCAGGATATAGAGCAAGACCCGTAGTGAAAGGTCCCGGAAGTGTTAAAGCACAAATTGACTATTTAAAACAAATGAAAATACATATACATCCTAAATGTGTAAACTTTTATAAAGAAATTACACAATGGAAGTGGAAATATGACGAGAAAAGAGGTATTTACCTAGATGAGCCAGTAGAATTTATGGATGATGCTATGGCTGCTTTAAGGTATTTAATTGATGATAAATTAAAAGGCAATAGATTAAAATCTAAGAAATTAAACCTAGGAATATAAAACATGTATAGAAGGAGGTGCGATAAAGTGATACTGCATAATGATATGCCATTCTTTCAAACGAATGTAAAAAAAATTCAACCAGAAGATGCTGAGAAGCTTATATCTAGACATAAAGAATTTCAAGGTAAGTTTATAAGGAATGAAAATTATTATAGTGATAAGCATAAAATACTGCTTAGAAAACAAGCAGATGAAAATAAACCTAACTATAAAATAATAGAATCTTTACCAAGCTACGCTGTGGATATAAGAACAGGTTATTTTTCTGGAGAACCAATTACATTTACATGTAAGGACGAAACTCAACAGGAGCTTCTTGATAATATATTAGAATACAATGACTTTCAAGAGTGCAATATGGAACTAGATCACTTTACTTCGATTGACGGACAAGCATTTTTAATACTTTATACAGATGAAGAAGCTAATGTTAGGTTTGCCACTGAATCTGCCAAGAACTGCTTTGTTATCCATGATACAAGTTTATCTAAGAATATGATAGGCGCTATAAGATATTATGAATATGAAGATGTTGAAGAAGATACAATTAATCTAGATGTTAGATTATGGACTAAAGATAAAATTTATCACTATACAGGACCTTCTGGAACATTAACATTACAAGAAGAATCAACACATAACTTTGGTGACATACCAGTGATTGAGTTTATGGAAAATACAGAGAGAAAAGGCTGCTTTGAAAATCAAATATCGCTTGTAGATGCTATTGAAAGTATCATATCTAGTTGCATTAACGAAATAGAGTATTCTGATAATGCTTATTTAATGCTAAAAAATTTAAGTGCTACGGAAGATGAAGATGTAAAAGATATGAAAAACAATAGAATCATGCTAATCGATGAAGATGGCGATGCTAAGTTTATTACAAAAGATATTAATGATACATACATACAAAATACACTAACTAGATTAGTAGCTGATTTTCATAAGCTAACAAAAACACCTCCTTTGACAGATGAAAGTTTCGCTGGTAATGCATCTGGAGTAGCGTTGAAATTCAAGTTATTCGGACTAGAAAAGGATATGAGTAAAAAAGAACGTAAATGGAAGAAGTCTATACAAAGAATGCTTGAACTTGTAACTAATGTTATTAATGCTAAAAATAATAAAAACTTTGATTATAGAGATGTGAAACTTACATTTACTAGAGCATTGCCAACGAATGTAACAGAAATGGCAGATATGGTAGCGAAATTAAACGGAATCTTATCTGATGAAACTCTTATATCTCAATTATCTTTTGTAGAAAATGCAAAAGAAGAAATAGAACGTAAACAAAAGGAAGATGAAGAAAAGATGCAAGTAATGGATATATATCGAGATAGTAATATAGGTGATCCAAAACTTGAAAAAGATGATGAAGGAGAAAACGAAGATGTTAATAACGATAATAGCATGGATAGTTCTAATAGTTAGCATATTTTTAATGTTCTATAGCTGCAAGGATACATTTACTTGTAAAACTATCAGTGATAAAGTTTCAAATTTTATAAGTATTGCTTATTTCTTTTTTGTTATAATGCTTGCTTTGAGGTTTATTCATGGGTAGAAAAGCTAAATACTATGCTGGTATGAAAAGCAGAGAATACTGGCATCAACGTATGCTAGACAGAGATAAAAAGAGCAAATTATCAGAAGATAAGATTATAAAAAAAATACGTAAAGCTTATCATAATGCTTATATAGAAATATCAAAAGAATTAAATGATTTTTACAACAAATATGCTATAGAAAATAATTTGACTTATACAGAAGCAACTAAGCTTCTAAATCTCATAGAATTAGGAGAATACAGGGATAAAGTCCAAGAACTAAGAGAACTGTATAATAAAACTAATGGTAAAGAAGTGTTAATAGAATGGCAAAGAATAGGCGCTAGAGAGAATGTAACAAGGTTACAAAGCTTACTAGATGCAATAGACATACAATTAATAAAGCATACAAACAACATGCAAATGACTATGACAGACCATTTAACTGGAGCTTACAAAAGAACATATAAAGAAGCTTTAAAAGACGTAGGCAGAAGTAATGCTGTATTACCTAAGAAGGCTATAGAAGAAGCTATTAGATATCCTTGGAGTGGTAGACAGTTTAGCAGTAGAATATGGACTAACAAAACAGCTACGCTGAATAAAATACAAGAAACTATTACAAAAGGATTAATACAAGGTCAATCAGTTCAGAAAATGGGTAGCGAAGTAAGAAAGTTTGAAAAAGTTACTAAGTATGAAGCTGAAAGACTTGTTAGAACAGAAACAAATTTCTTTACAACTAAAGGGCATATAGACGGATATAAAGAAAATGGTATAAAAGCAGTTGAAGTATGTGTTGCTTATGATGAAAGAACTTGTGCTGACTGTGAAAGTATGGATAGGGAGGTGGTTAAAATCGAAGAAGTAAGTTATGGTAGTAATGTTCCACCATTTCATTGTTTCTGTCGAACGATGCACTATAATCCCTGTAACTGACTATAAAGAAGGAGAATATTAAATATGAACATTGGGGGAAATATTAGAAAATACAGAAAAGATAAAAATCTATCAAGAAAAGAATTAGCTAATGAGATAGGATGCTCAGTTTATGCTATTGAAAAATACGAACAAGGTCAGCGAACTCCAAACATAAACACATTAATGGCTATAGGCAAAGCTTTAGACGTTACTTATACAGATTTAATCGAAGGAAAAGAAAGAAAAAGATTAAAAGTTACTGTAAAACTTACTGAAACAGATATAGTTGAAAACATTATACGAATGTTGAAACAAGTTGCTCTAGATGAAAGAATAGATAAAAACATAAGAGATGAATATCTAGCTGATTTATCTGAACAAATAGGTTTCGATATTGTTATCAATGAGAATAAACAATCGGATTTTAAACTAGATAAAAATACTCATGATAATATAATGCAAAAGTTTACCAAAGTTGAATAGGAGGAACAAAATGAGCAATTCTCAAAATAATACAAATCCTTTACATAAAGTTAGTATCAAAGATACAAAAGAAGAATTTGAGTTAAAATTAGATGATTTTGAAATAAAAGGTATTACTGATTATAAAATAACAGGTACTACAAATGATTTTACAAGGCTTAAACTTGAATTAATTGTATCTGAAATAAATACATAATTTTAATAAAAAGTTTACATAATCCGACCTTCTAAAATCGATTTTAAGACACTTGGAAAAAGTTTATTGATAGTTTATACCTTTAAAAATAAATTAAAAATTGAATAAAAACAATAGAAGTCCGAGAGGGCTTATTTTTATATATGAAATCAACAAAGAAAGGATTGATGATATATGTTAGTAGAAGTTCAAAAGATTAATAAAGAGGAAATAACTGTTGTAAGTAGTTTAGATGTAGCAGAAACTTTTGGAAAAGAACACTACCATGTTTTAAGAGATATAAAAGAATTAGAATGTAGTGAAGAATTTAGACTATCCAATTTTGGAGAGTCCTCTTATAGAAATAGTCAAAATAAAAAGCAACCTATGTATTACATGACAAGGGATGGATTTACATTATTGGTTATGGGATATACAGGACATAAAGCTATGAAATTTAAAGAAGCTTACATAAAACAATTTAATGCTATGGAAAAACAACTAAAAGAAAAATTAGTAGAAAGACAAAAAGGCATAGCAGTACGACAAGCACTAACTAAATCAATCCAACAATCGAGCGAAAATGAGAGAATGCATGGACATGCTTATTCAACATACACGAATTGCATTTATAAAGTTATATTTGGTAAAAATGCTAAACAGCTAAGAGAAGAATATGGAATAGAGAAGAAAGCTAATCCTAGAGATTATTTTAACTCAGAAGAATTAAAAGCTGTACAATCCATGGAATGTTTAGTAAGTGGATTAGTAGATTGTGGATGGGATTATAATAGAATAAAAGATTTTATACAACAAACTAATACTAAATTATTAATATGCTAAGCTCAAGAGGGCTTATTTTTTATGTCCAAAACGTGATGATGACCTAAAAAAGCTTCATGGAAATATGTTTGACGAAACTAAAACGGAAAGGAAAAACAATATGGAAAATAATAAATTAGATATGAACCTTCAACTATTAGCAGATAACGAAGGTGGAGAAGAGTCTCCACAAGATAATCATATAGATAATACTAATGGCGAAGGTGGAGAAAGTAAAGTATTAAATATAACTCAAGAAGAATTAGACAAAATGTTTGATAGAAAGTATTCTCAATGGCAAAAGAAAGCTGATGAAAAAGTAAAACAAGCTGAAATAAAAGCTAGACAACAAGCTGAAAGAGAAAAAGAAGCTCAAAGACTTGCAAGTATGACAGAAAATGAAAGACTTCAAGAACAAGTTAGACAAGCTAATGCGAATTATGAGAAACTTCAAAGAAGTATGGAATTAAGAGATTTAAATGAAGAAAAGAAAAAGCAATTAAAAGCAGATAACATAGCAGAAGAATATGCAGAATTTATCAGTGGAGAAAATGCAGATGAAATACATGCTAACTTAGAAAAATTTAAAGCTCTTAAAAAAGCAGAAAATGAAGCATTTGAAAGACGAGTTGAAGAAGAAGTTGAAAAGAGAGTTAGTGCACGCTTGAAAAACAACGGAAACTTCAAAGATACACATCAACAAACGAATTACAATAATCAAGATACTTCTGAAATGTCAGACGATGAATATTATAGACAATACTTTGCTAATAAAAAATAACAATAACAGAAAAGGACTGATGATTAATGCCAAATCAATTTATTGAAGTAAAAGAGATAGCAAGACAATTATTACCTAGATTAATAGAAAATCTAGTATTCCCTAACTTAGTTTATAAAGACTATGCAAACGAATTTGTAAAAGGAAAAGGAACTAAAATACAAGTTAAAAAACCAGTTGTATTAAAAGCAAGTGAGTTTGATCAATCAAAAGGAACAACAGCACAAGATGTAAAAGAAGAATCTGTTGAAGTTACTTTAGATAGATTAGCTACTGTAGATGTAGATTTTACGGCTATACAAATGGCTGCTAATGTAGATGATATAAACAGATTATTCTTAGAACCTGCAGCAGTTGCATTAGCAGAAAAAATAAATGCTGATGGATTAGAATTATACAAAGACATACCTTATTGTGTTGGTACTGCTGGAACAACTCCATCTACTTTAAATGATATAGCTGACGCTAGAAAAATGTTAAATGTAAATAAAGTACCTGTAAATGGTAGAGTTGCTATATGGGACCCAGAAGCTGACGCTAAATTTACTACTATTCCAGCTATAGTAAATGCTGAAAAATCTGGCTCAACTCAAGCATTAAGAGAAGGATCTATAGGTAGAGTTATGGGACTTGAAAACTATATGGCTCAAGGGATAAAAGTTCACGAAGCTGGTTCTTTATCTGGAGTAACAGGTATAAAAGCTTCAGCTAAAACTAATGCAGGACTTGATGCTATAACATTATCAAAAGATACTTTAACAGGAAATGTTAAAAAAGGCGATATAATCAATATAGCTAAAAATAATTATGTTGTAACAGAAGATGCAACAGCTTCTGGAAATAGCATAACAGTTAAATTATATCCAGCACTTAAAGTAGATGTAAATACAAATGATACTATAAAAATAGAAGGCGCTCATACTGCTAACTTAGCATTTAACCCTAATGCTTTCGCATTTGTAACAAGACCATTATCTTCACCAAGTGGTGTAGATGCTTACACAACTTCTTACAACGGTATAACTTTGAGAGTTGTAAAAGGATATGACATGAAAACTAAAAAAGAAATGTTATCTATGGATGTACTTTACGGATATAAAACAATGTATCCAGAATTAGCAACTAGAATATTAGGATAATATTATGGATATTTCAAATATAAAACTAAAATTAGGATTAACAGAGGACAGTTCGGAGGATAATCTCTTAACTGTCCTTTTAAGTGATGCTGCTAATTATCTATCTGTATATTTAGAAGGCAATGAAATACCAAAGCAACTTGAGTATATAGCAGAGGAAGTAGCAATAAAAAGATATCGTAGAATCGGTGCAGAGGGAATAACAACAGAAAAAATTGATGTATTATCAACTACTTATAGCACAGATGATTTTAGTGATTATCTATGTATTTTAGATTTATATAAGAAAGAAAACATAAAATCTAAATCCAAAAGATTAAGGATGTTGTAATGGATTACAGAGAAAAAGCAACTATCTTAGTTGTAGAGAAAATATCTGATAATATGGGGGGCTACGAAGAAACTGAGACAGAATTAAAGACAATAAAATGTAAAGTAGCACCTTATACAGTTAAATCTATAGATAGCAAAGGAAGAGAAATATCATATTCTCTAAATAAACTATTTACCAAAGAAAAAATATTAGATGATCTAGATGATGACTTTAAAATCCTTTATAAGGATAAAAAATATAAAAAAGTATCTATAGCAGACTATGGTAAATGTTATATGGTAGTTATGGAGCGTGATGACTAGTGGAAATTAAAATACAGGTTGAAGCAGGAGAATTGTTCAATATTAAAAATCTAGAAAATGAAGTATCAAACTTAGTAAAAAGCACTTTATATGGTATAGAAGGAGATGCTAAAAGAAACTGTTCAGTTGATACTGGTCGACTTAGAGGTTCTATAACTACTAATATAACTGGCAAAATGAGTGGTGAAACAGGAACAAACATTTCGTACGCCACAGCAGTTGAATACGGAACAAGACCTCACACGATAAAACCAAAAGACAAACAAGCACTCCATTGGAAAGAAGGAAATACAGATGTATTCGCAAAAGAAGTTCATCATCCAGGAACAAAAGCTAAGCCATTCTTTGAACCAGCAGTAAAGAAAAACGAAGATAAGCTAGATAAAGACTTAGATAAGCTTATTGAAAGGATATCAAAATGATTGATACAAAAGTACAAGAATATCTGTATTACTTACTAAATAAGCTTCCTTATGATGTTCATGACAGCGTACCTAAAGATGCTAAATGCCCATATATTCAAATTGGTGTAGATTATGGCGGTGACAATTCAACTAAAACAGATTTTGCTTACAAGGATTATCAAACTATAGATATTTTTTCAGATTATAATGGTAAAAAAGAAGTTAGAGAAATAATGAAGCAAGTAAATAGCTTATTACAGAATCAAGAACTAATGTTCGACGATATGCAAATATACTTCTACTTGGATTCAAGTAGAATACTAGAACAAACGGATGCCGAGGGTAAATATTACCACGGCATTTTAATTTATAGAGTAGAGACTCAAATGAAATAATACGAAAGGATGATATTATGGCTGAAACAGCAGTAAAAGACAAAGTAGTAAGAGGTGTCGACCTATTATTATATGCTGGCGAACAAGCGATAGGTGGACAACAAAATACATCAATAAAAATGCAAGCTGACACTATAGATGCATCTTCAAAAGATAGTGGTGACTGGTATATAAATATATCTGGTGCTAAACAATGGTCAGCAGACTGTGATGGTGTTGTTTATGTAAGCGATGCAGGATATAAAGCTGCTCAAACTGCTTTCTTAAACAGTTCCGAAATAAAAGCAGTTATAAAAAATAAAACTGGAACTATTAGCCTTGAAGGTGAAGCTTACATAACAGAATTAGATTTAGATGCTCCATATGAAGATTTAGTTAAATATTCAATGAGTTTATCTGGGGCTGGTAAATTAGAAGATAAATCATCAGCTTCACCACAAGTATAATGAAAGGATATAATGAAATATGACAGGTAAAACTTTAAATATAAATGGCAAAGAATATACTCTAAAATTTACTATAAATACTATGTGCGCTATGGAAGGTGCTGGCATAGATGTAATGAATTTAGACGCTATATATTTTAATATGCCAATAATAAGAAAATTTTTCTATTATGCTTTAAAATCAACTAATGTAAAAATGACAGAAAATAAAGCTGGAGAATTAATGGATCAATACATTGGAGAAGGTCATGACATAAGTGATATATTAGATGTAATAATGGAAACATTAGCAGAAAGCTTAGGTTCAAAAGAAAATATTGAAGCTGACGAAGATGCTGATGAGGGAAAGTAAAAGAAAAGAAGCTTAGTTTTATTAATATAATTGAAAACCTGTTTAGAAAGTTGGTAGGGGGCATGAAAATGTCGCCTACTACTTTTTATGCATTGACTTATAAAGAAGCTAAGCTGATTTTAGAAGGATACAAACAAGAACAAGAAGATGATTATTACCATAATTACTATGCTGTATATAATGCGATTGGTGCTTTTTTAGGTGGTAAGAAATTTGCACCTGTTGAAGTATTTGAAAATAGTAAAAAGGAAGATAAAAAGAAAGCTACAAAAGAAGAAAAGCAACAGATATTAGATATGTTTAGAGACTATGACAAGGCAAAAGGTGATTACTAAATGAGTGACAACAAAAAAATAAATATTAAAATTACGGCTGATGTCTCAAAATTTAAATCAAGCATGGATAATGCTAATAAACAGGTTAAAAAGTTTAAAACAGAGACTAAAACGGCTGGAAACACAAAACTTGATAATGTCACTAAACAGGTTGATAAAATAAATAATAAAACTAAGCAATTAAATAATACAACTAAGAATACAACTAAGAATTTTAAAAATGTAAATAGCGTAAAGTTAGGCAATGCTACTAAGCAGGTTGATAAGATAAATAGAAAAGTATCTGAAACAAGCAAAAAAACTGCTGATAGTACAAAAAAAATTACTAGTTTAAAAGATAAAATAAACTCGATAAAAGACAAAGCATTATCTGGCGTAAGTAAAACAATGTCTAGTTTAAGAGATAAAGCTACAGGTGCTAATAGTTCTACTGGAAAGCTAAAAGATTCTATAAGCAATTTAACAGGTATTTTTTCAGCATTTAAAAGTGGTAATTTCAGTGAAGCTTTTAGCCGAATAAGTTCAGCTTCATTGCCTATTCCAGGGAATGTAAAAGCTATTATAGCTTCCGTTACCATATTAGTAGGTGCTTTAAAAAAATTATATGAAGCAGGTAAGCAAAGATTCTTCGAAGGATTAACTAGCATGAAGAATGATTTTTCTCCTATAACTAATGCTATTACAGCTCTTGGAAGTTCAATAAAGACTACATTTGAGTCTATTACAGAATTTTCATTATCGTTACAAGGATTAGCTACTGCTGGTATAAACTTCGAAACACAAATGAATAAAGTTCAACAATTAAGTGGAGCTACAGGAAACCAATTAGAACAATTAAGTGATAAAGCTAAGTATTTAGGTAGTACCACTAGATTCCAAGCTTATCAAATTGGCCAAGGGTTTGAATATATGAGTATGGCTGGCTGGAACGCCTCAGAGATGCTAAGTGGAATTAATTCTGTAGTCAACCTTAGTATTCTTTCAGGACAATCACTCGCTAGTTGTTCAGATATCGTGACTAAATTATTGGTCGGTTTAACAGAAATGTTATTCAAAAAAGATTCGGTGAATTGCTGGAAAGCTAAGTTAATATTAATACCATAAATTAATATTAATATGCTAATCAGCAGCCAAGCCATGGAAAGCCATAAAAGTACATGGAAGGTTCAGAGACTAGGAGAATGAATAGGTAAATAATAATTTCTCCCACGAGTGCCGAACACCTTAACAAGTAAAGTTGAAGGTGATGATATAGTCCCATCCTCTTATGAAAATAGGAGTTCTAGGATAAAGAGCCTAGATGTAAGATAATGGATGATCTAACAGCACTTGTATTGGAAGCAAATCAAGCAAGTGATTTTGTTGATAAATTAGCTTCTACAATTACAAGAAGTAATACCAATGTAGAATTGTATGGTTATGCATTAACTCAATGTGGTGCACAAGCTGGTACATTAGGAGTAAATGTAACTGATTTAAATACTGCTATTGGCCTAATGGCGAACGCGGGTAAACATATATGCTCGGTTACTAAGAAATTAGTAGCATAAAATACAGGGTTAAAATTGGAAAGCTAAGTTAATTGCAAAAATTAATATGCCAATCAATTACCACTTCTATTAGGGATAATAGAAAGGTTTAGAGACTAGATAAAGTAAACTAGAACAGTTGAAATATCCACGAAATCCTGCACCTAAGTTTATTAAATATGGTGAAGAGATAGTCCGATACTCTTAGGAAACTAGGAGAGATAAGGATAAAGAGCCTTATTGTAACAATTGGTAAAAGGTTCAAAGGCAGGGATGTCTTTGAAGAATATGTTGGCTAGAATATTGGTCGGTTTAGTAGAAATACTATTCAAAAAAGATTCGGCAATATCGGTGAAGGCTAAGTTTATTAATAATTGTAAATATGTTATAATATTCTTAGGGATAGTTAAGGAAGTCGCGAGCCTTAATGACAAGAAAGTTATCCGAGCTTTCTTCCCTTGTTAAATTAAATCGGAAAATAAAAATACTGTCGGAGGTGTTTTTTATTATGAAAAAAATATGCATTTGTTGTGGTTTAGAAAAAGATATAACAGAATTTTCTTTTAGAAAAGATACTAATAAGTATAGAAATCAATGTAAAGATTGCAGAAAGCAACAGAAAGCTAAATACGATAAAGAGTATAATACCAAAAACAAAGAACGTAGAAAACAATATAGAAAAGAAAATGAAGCTAAAATAAAAGAACATAATAAACAATATTATGAAGAACATAAAGAAGTTTTAAAGAAAAATACTTCTGAATATTACCACAACAACAAAGCAAAAGTTTTAGAAAAATGCAAAGAATATAGAGAAAATAATAAAGAAAAAATAAAAATATCACAAAAGAAATATCGTGAAAGCAATAAAGTGTATTTAAATGAAAAGAGTAAACAGTATTATGAAGAACATAAAGAAGTTTTAAATGAAAGAAGAAAAAATTATCGTATAGAAAATAATTTAGAAGTATGTAAATTAGATCACGAATATAGATTAAAAAATAAACACAGATATAAATACACTTGTAAGAATTGTGGCAAAAACTTCACGGATTTTAAATTAGGAAGAAAGTTTTGTTCAAATGAATGTTTTAACGAGTATAATCAAGGCAGTAATAATCCTAATTACAATGTGAATTTAACAGATGAAGAAAGAGCTGAAAATAGAGATACAAAAGAATATAAAGTATGGAGAGAAAAGATTTTTGAAAAATATAATTATACTTGTCAATGTTGTGGGCAACAAGGCGGAGATATAGTTGCTCATCATTTAGATTCTTTTGATAAGAACAAAGAAAGTAGACTTGACATAGAAAACGGAATAGTTCTTTGCAAGAAACATCATAAAGAATTTCATCATATATATGGATATGGTAACAATACAAAAGAACAATATGAACAATTTATAAATGATAAGGTATCTGAATAAGATGCCTTTTTATTTTGCAATTATTAATAAATATGTTAATACCGAGATAACTTTATAGATTGCGAAAGGCTATAAAGTATCGTAGAGCGTAGAGGGTGAATAAATATAATCCCTCCAAGAGTGTCGAACATCTTAACAAGTGAAGTTGAAGATGAAAATGTACGCCAAACTGAGTTGGAATTGACCAACTGATGAAAATGAAGGAAACTTCCAGAGGTGAAGATAAAAAGCTTCACGATAATAACTATTGAATATGGCAGCACCTACAGATAAAATGGAAGCTGCGCTTAAAAAATTAGGTATGACTGCTGATGAAACAGGAAGTTATCTAAAAACAACAGCAGATGGAAATGTAGATTTAGCTGCTACTTGTAAAACACTTATGTCAGCTATGAATGGTATGGAAAAATCACAAAAAGTTGCATTGCTTACTGCTATAGTTGGTAAAAATGCTGCTCCAGGTATCTTAGCAATGTTAAGTCAAGGCGAAAGTGCTTGGAATGAATTATCAGATTCGATAGAAAACTCTACATCTACAGTACAATTTTGGAATGAAAATATGTCTATAATGGGCAAAAAAGGCGATGAAGCTAGAAAAATTATAGATAATTTCAAAGATGTATATGATTCTGTAGAAGAAAGAGCAACTGATTTAGGATTTTCAACAAAAGATTTAGCACTATCTATGCAAGTTTTAGGTGCTGATGGAAAAGTAACTAAGAAAAATATGAATGATTTGCTAGATGTATTTGAGTCAATGGATTCTGCTACAGGTAAGAGCGCTGTTAAATGGCGTGAACTTGGTGGAGCTATGAAAAATACAAAGAGTGAAATCGTTAAGAATGTAAAAAGCGGATACGATTACGATTCGACTATTTCTAAAATAGATAGTGATACATCAGGACTTACACAAAAACAAAAGAAACAAATAGAAAGTCAAATAAACGCTAATATGACTTACAAAGAAGCTAATAAAATATTGAAAAAATATGGATTATCAGCAGACCATGTAAGTTTATCTAGTTTAAATACTTCTCAAAAGCTAGAATATCTAAGAGAAACAACAAAAGGATTATCTGATGATCAAAGAAAAGCAGCTTTAAAAAGTTTAGGATTATCTGATAGCTTTGATGAAGTAACAGAAGTATGTAGAATGTCTGATAAGGACTTTAAAAAATATCAAAAGAACTTAGAAACTATAGAAGGTTTATCTTCTAAAATGGCTAAGGCTATGGATTCCGATACAAAGGGTTCTTTACTATCGTTAGCATCTGCAATAGAAGGTAAAGCAATACAAGTATTTGAAAAATTAAAAGGTTCTATTAAAGGAGCTTCTAATACATTAGCAGAGTTCTTTGGAGCATGGCAAAACCAAGGATTAGAAAAAGCATTACTAGGTGGATATAAAGACAGTGATGGAGGAATTGCTTCTGGACTTGTTAAGAGTGTACAAAATGCAGCTAAACAAATACCACAAGCTATCCAAAATGCTATATCTAGTGCTAAAGGTTTTATTACTGGTGGTTCTATGCAAGGAATACTTGATATAGGAACAAGTATAGTACATGGAATATGCCAAGGTATTACAAATTCATATCAATCTGGAGATTTAACATCTGCTATATCTGGATTTATACAAAATATATGCAATTGGATTATTCAAAACGGAGCTGATATAAAAAATGCTGTTAAATCACTTATGTCAGCTGTAAAAGAAGCTATAACAGAAAATCAAGATTTGATTAGACAAGCAACAGATACACTGTTCCAAGTTGTAAATGAATATATCGTTGGTAAAAAAGATGTTATGTGGACTTTAGGAGCAGAAGTTGGGCCATCACTTATAGGTGGATTAATTTCTGGTGTTACCGCTGAAATTCCTAATGCAGTAAGTGCTATTGGGTCAGCTATTGGTTCTGCATTACGAGGTGCTTTCGAAAGTATACCAAGTCAAATTGGAAATTTACTTAACTTTGACACTATAATGTCGGTTTGGATTGGTCCAGCGCAAAAATGGGGTATAGACATAGGTACAAATCTAATAGCTGGTATAGGTCAAGGATTAGGAATACCTAATATAGGTGAAATGATAGATAATGCTGTAAAAGGCATTGTAGATTGGTTTAAAAATTTATTCGGAATACATTCGCCTTCTACAGTGATGGCAGAAGAAGTAGGGCAATTCTTAATAACTGGTATAGGACAAGGTGTTATAGAGCATATTGGAGATTTCTTCGAAATGCTTGGTGGATTAAAAGATAAGGTAGTAGGCTTTTTTAAAGGTTTATTTACTGGAAATGATGATTCAGCGTTTAAAAATTTAGATGCTTCACAAGTAACAAAATTAGATAAAGCATTACAAAGCCTTGATAAAACTGCTCAATCTTGTAAGAATAATTTATCTACTACATTTAATGGATTGAGAGATTCTATTAAAAATTCATTTGTATCTTGCTCTAATATAGCAAGAAATCAGTTTGTTAATATATCAAATATAGTTAGAAATCAATCAACTAATGCTAGAAACTCTGCAACAAGTCAGTTTATTTCACTTAAGAAAGTTATTAGCACACAATTATCAGAAGCTAGAAATATAGTTACAAGCAAGATGATATCTATTAGCAAAGTTGTTAATACTCAATCATCAAGCGCTAGAAATAATGCAACTAGACAGTTTATATCACTAAGAAAAGTAATTACAACACAAATGTCACAAGCTTATAGTTCTGTATCTTCATATATGAACAAGATAGCTCATGCAACTAATAGAACGTTAAATACTAAGGTTAATGTTACAAGAAGTGTTAGAACAGTAAATGAAAGTGGAAAAACAGCATCTGCATTAGCTACATTATCTACAGTATCATTTTCTTCTCTTAACGCTATGGCTGTAGGTAGTAATCAAGGTTATGCGATGGCTACTGGAAACTATGGATATATTGAAGGAAAGCAGTCAAATGCTAGTAAAGATAATCAAGTAGTTTATCTTAATATAGTAACAGAATTAGATGGTAAGGTTGTAGCAAAAGAAACAGCTAAGTATATGGACGGAGAATTAATAAAAGTAAGAGATAGAAGTAGTAGAAAGAGAGGGTCGAAATAATGTCATATCTAGCGTATAACGACATAATTGTTAGTGATTTTGACGGATTTGGAATAGTATCGGAAGAAATATCAAGTATTCCAGACAGAGAAATTAACTCAAAGGTAATTCAAGATAGAAGTGGTAGTATTTTTCTTTCTACTAGAGATGAAGATAGAGAAATAACACTAAATATAAATGTTAGAACTAAAAATATAGATGATTATAATCAAACTGTTCAAGATATGAAAACTTGTTTTGATCATAGAGAAGAAGCTAAATTATATCTCGATTCAGAAGATAAATATATTAATGCAGCAGTTAAAAGTTATAACTTTTCAGATGTATTTGTAGTAGAAAACTCTTGCTATGGTGAAGGAGAAATAAAATTTATATGTTCTGATCCGTATTTTTATAAAGGTGATGAAAAATATTACGATAATGATAGTCAAGAAGAAGTTACAAATGAAGGTGATGTTGACACATACCCTAAAATATCAGTTGAATTTGAAGAAGATAGTACATTTTTGCAAGTTGACAGTGAAGGGGGTTCTATTTTAATAGGAGAATATCCAAAAGTAGGTCAAACTAACGCTACAGAAGATGAACTTGTATTATATGAAAAATGTCAAAGTTTATCTGGATGGACTGCTGCTGGTAATGTAGTTGATGAAGGTGCTACAAATGATACTATGGTTCTAGGTGATGATGGTGATAGTTTTGTTCCTAATATATCATCTTCACAAGATACTGGATGGCATGGATGTTGTTATCGTAGAAATTTAGATAGCAACATAAAAAACTTTATACTTAACGGATTTTTTTGCTTTTATTCTGATTATATTGACTTTGGAAATGGGGATACGAGTCAAGGTGGAAATACATCAAACGGAAGCTATAAAACCACAGCTGCATTAAGAATTCGAAATGGTAGAGGAACTAGTTATAAAATACTTGGAACTATTCCAAAAGGTACACTTGTATCTGTTACAGATATAAGCGGAGGATGGGGTAAAGTTACGTACAACGGGAAAACAGGATACTGTTATATGTTGTATTTATCGAAGGTTTCAGAATCATCTTCATCTTATAATTATAAAACTACAGCAAATTTAAGACTTAGAAGTGGAAGAGGTACAAAATATAAGATTAAAAAAACTATACCAAAGGGAACTTCTTTAAAAATAACAGATATTAGCAACGGATGGGGTAAAACAACGTATAAAGGCTCTTCTGGGTATGTTAGTATGAGTTATGTAAGTAAATTAGCATCATCATCAGCAATATCAATCATAGGTAAAGAAGAAGATGATTCTGGGTCAGAAACAACAACAAGTGATATGTTAGGATTGTTGGAGCTATATGGATTCGATAGTAATAATAATAAGTTATTTAAGTTTCAACTGTTAGATAATAACTACTACTATAGAGATACAAAACCAAGTGCATACATAGGAAGTAATTTAGTCTTAACAGACACAACACAATGTCCAGCACCTAAAACTAAAAAAGATAAAGATGGAAATAGAATTAAAGTAAAATCTGGAGATAGTAGCTCTGCTTGGAATCGTGGGTATATAAGATTCCACATCGAAAGAAAAGAAGATATTTGGTCATTAAAAATAAGTAGAAATAATAGGAACAGTGAAACTATCACTCCACCAACACCATTAATTTATGAAGGACTTTATAATGAAAAATATCCGACAGGGGATTTATCATATGTAGTACTCTATATGGCTGCTTATGGTAGTTATAAAATTCAAAATATGTCTATGACTTGTATGAATATACATAATTTAACTCCACAAACACCAGAACCTTTCAATCCGATAATTTTTACTGCTGGAGATAGACTTGATATAGATTGTAATGAAGGAACTGTATTAAAAAATGGAGAGTCATTTATGGAAAAAGTTGATATAGGTAGTACATTTTTCCCACTTGTTCCAGGAACAAATTCAGTAAGTGTTTACAGTTCAACAACTAGTTTAAGTGCTGCTATAAGTTTTATAGAAAAATTCAATTAGATTAGGAGGTGCGATTTAAAATTTGAAAACATTATTTATATTAGACAGAAATAAAAAAATAGTAGATGTTTTGTTTAATGGGGGTAAAGGGCTTACTCCCTTTTTTGATGATACATTTACACAAGAAATAAACGCAGCTTCTACATTTGAATTTACAACTATAGTAAATGAAAGAACAATGAGTAATTTAAAAGTAAGAAATTATATATTATTTAAATATAATAATAAAAATTACTTATTTTCAATAACAGAAACAGAAACAAACCATGATGATGGTTGTTTAGAAATGTCTACTTATTGTGAGTCAGTATCACTTATTCTTTATAATAGCATAGTTCCTAAAGCAACTATTAATAATTGCAATTTAAATACATTTTTAACAACTGTATTACAAGATACAGATTTTGAAGTTGGTAATATAGATAAAGAGTTAAATAAAGCCTTTTTAATTGAATTAGATGGAAGTACTTCTGTATACGAAACAATTACTCAGCATCTAGAAGATTATGATGCTGAACTTGATATACGTATAGAAACAGCAGGTAGCGAAGTGACTGGTATGTATATTGATATGAAAAAGAGACTAGGTACTGATAATGGTGCAAGATTTGAATATGGCAGAGAACTTAATAATGTAAAAAGAAAAGAAAATGCAGAAGATTTATGCACAGCTATTATAGGAAAAGGAAAAAATGACTTAGATTTTAGGGAGGCTGAATGGACTATAGAAGCCGGAAAACCCGCTGATAAACCAAGAGGTGCTAATTTTATAGCAGATGATTTTGCTAACGCTATGTATGGGGTACCTCAAAAGTATATCTATGGTGTATATGAAGATTCTGATTGCGAAGACCCATATACATTACTAGAGAAGTCTTATGAAGCTTTACAGGAAAGAAAAAATCCTAAAATTGATTATGAATGTGATGTAGCGCTATTAAGTAAAAATGTTGAATTAGGAGATTCTGTAAGAGTAATAGATAAAACTTATCCAGAACCACTTATGCTTAACGCTAGAGTTAATAAATTAGAAATAAGTTTTACTGACGAAAGTAAAAATACATGTGAGTTTTCTAATTACAGTAAAGCTTATTCTAATATGATAAGTAAGTATGATCCGTATGATAAATTAAAAGATTACCTTTTAAATTTAGGTATAGGAAAGTTAACACCTGCTGAAATATTAGCTATAAAACAATATATGATGCAGTTAGGAATAGATAAAGATTTAATAGATAGATTGTTTAGTGAAATAACAGGAGATACTCCAGATACAAAGCCAGATGAAGATAATACTACTAAAATAACTACTCTAGAAGGTGGACTTTGGATAGGAGATTCTAGAATGGTTTCTATGAGAAAATATAATATGCTGAAAGTAGAATCTACTCAAAATACAAATTATACAACTGCTTTAGCTTTATATCAATCTCTAGGAATAGGTAAAAATGTAAAATCGCAGTCAAGTGCATATGAAAAGGTAATTTCTTCTTCAAATAAATACAAAGTGTCTACAATGGTAAAATACTGGGCTGGAAAATTTGGATTAGATGTAAATCTTGTATATGCAGTTATAGTAGCAGAAAGTGGTGGCGACCCTTACAATGCAACTAAAAGTGAAACAGGTGCATATGGGATAATGCAATGTGAAAGAGGTGCATATTTTAATAAATCACAAAAAATTAAATTTTTAGACGGGACAACTAAATCATTTACACCTTCTTATTCAACTATGCGACCAAAAGATGGTGGAAATACTACTATAAATGGGGTAACAGTAGACAAGAATATTTCAAATCAGATAATGTTTGGATGCTATGAACTAAGATATGCAATTGATTATGCACGAAGTAATATATTTGCTGGACTTATTGGCTATAACATGGGTGTAGGCGCAATGAACTGGATTGTATCAAAATATGTATGTGATACATATAACTACACATTTGTAAATAAAAATTCCATAAGTGCACAGTCAAAGCAAGTTCAAACAAAAGCATATGAAGTATTAGAAAATGGTGGGTTTGAATTTGCTAACTGGAGACAAGTATATAAAAATAATGGTGGCGGTGGTACTGTAAATAACGTAGAAGGATATTTAGCTTGGTATAAAATTGAAAATGGCCAACTACCTTATACATATGATTTAAATGGCAATAAATTTGGATATGGTGTATCAAATACAAAAGTAACTACGACAATACCTATATCAACTAATACAGAATTAACAGCTACCAGAACTAAGATAGTTGAAAAAGCTAAAGAGATAGTACAGTTACATTTAGATAGTAGAGCATCTTATTCACAAGTACCAAGAACTATTGATGATACTAAAAGAATATATATTAAAAAAGGCTCACGTGTAAAAATGAACTCAAAAGGTAAGTATGAAACAATTGGCTCTACTTATTATGGACTTTCTACAAGTGCTAACAATGGTAAAGGGATTATTGCTTACGATTGTTCTTCTTTTGCTTCATGTTGCTATATGAATGCAGGGCTTAAATCAATGTATAACGGAAATTGTTCTGGTGGTTCTATAATGGATGAAATTGTAAATAATGACGGAATGATGTGGCTAGCTAATGCAGAAGGACGTAAAAAAGCAATACCTGGTGATTGTGTAATGTTTGCCGATGGAAAGAATCCAACTCAAAATGATATGGATAAGCGCAAACTTTTAGCTACTCATCATGTTGCTGTATATATAGGAGATGACCAAATAGCACATGCTAGTAAATGGGCCGAAAGACCAGATGCGATAAAAATAAGCAAATTAAGTACTTATAAAACATTAGCTAGTGCATTTTTTATAAGGCCAAAAGATTTACAACAAACAGATAAAAATGAGCCTACCATATCCGATGAAACTACAGATGTAAATAACAATATAATAAGTAAATGTGTTATAGGTGCTAGTGCTTACCATTTTTATAAAAATAGTCAGTTGTTAAAAACTGTTCAAGTAGGTAGTTATTCTGATACAACAGAATATCCTTCATCTGTACCTTATATATTCGTTCATTTAGGAGTTAATGACCCTTATGAAAGTGGATATAGCAGCTTAAAAACATTACTTGATTTATTACAATCAAAATATCCTAATATACCAATTTTTGTAGCTAGAGAATTGCATGTTGGTTCAGTTATGTCTAATTATGTAGAGTATAACAAAGCAATAGATACATTTAATAGTGAAATAGCAGAATATTGCAATGAACATGAAGATGTATATCAAATTAATATAAGTACAGATCTCGAAGAAAACGGAATTTTAAAATCATCATTAACAAACGATGGTGTTCATCTAAAAACTAAAGATAACTATCAAATATTATTTAATAATATTAAAAATAAGATAGTATCACAAGATAGTGGAAGTTCTGGCAGTGGTGGTTCTGGTGATGATTCAGACGATGATGGTAATGCATCAAAGCGTGAAGGGAAAGATATAGATATTTTGCTAGAGAGTACAAAGAATTATTACTATCCTAAAATGACAGTAAAATCTTTAAAATTTAGATTAAAAAGTAAAGTGGAAAAAAGTTTCTATGCTAGAATGATGTTTACTACAGCAGATGAAATAAGATATACACAGTCTAAAATATGTTATTTGGAAGGTGTTGATTGTGTTGCAGGACAGCTATTACCTCGTCCAAATATAGGTTATAAAATTATAATAATGGCTAATGCAAATCCAGATATTAATTATAAATACTATGGTTCTGTATCGGTTGATAAAGGAGAAGGATATGCAGAACCTTACACATTTGTTGGTGGTGAAAAAGTTGTAAAAACAGCAAAAACGTATTTAAATAGAACTGGTTTAAGATATGGAGATAGTTCATATGCAATAAAATCAGAGCCTACGAGTTTCCCAAACAACATGAGTGGAAACTTAAATAAATGGTACGATGCTACTGCTAAAAAAGCTAATATAGACTGTAGTTCGCTTGCTATATTTGCATATGCAGATATAACATATGATAAAAGTCCATATGCTAATCACAGCTTGAAAAAACTTGTTAAAAATCCAAAGACTAGTTGGGCGTTTATGCTCCCAAGGGTTGCGGCTGAACAAGCTGAATACTGTGTTTCACATGGCTGGGTATTGCATGATATAGATATAATCAATTATTCTAATCTAGAACCTGGGGATATGGTTTTTTATGACAGGGATAATGGAGAAAATGGTCGTTATATGAACTGCTCACATGTAGCCATTGTAGTTGGACCAACGGAAGATGGCGGGTCAGTAAACATAATAGAATCTACAACAGTTACAAATGGAGTTAGAATAACAGGAATTGCAAACAATACAACTGATAAAATATTATTCTGTGCTAGACCAAAGAAAAAGTAGGTGATAATTTGAATGCAAAAGAAAAAGTAGATAAGTATATTGAAAGCTACAATAATATAATAAAAGTGCTGGATGATATTTTAGAGGCTAAAGAAATAACAGAAGGATCCTACGAATTATTAGAAGAAGCATATACAGATTACAATGAAGATTTTGCAAGTGCAAAGTCTTTTTTAGAGTCTGTAAAAGCAGAAAAAATAGTCGAAAAGATAGAGGATTTAGGCTATAAAAAGCTAGATGCTGACCAAGATAGTGTTTTAAATATATTAACTAAAAACGGAGTATATAACTCTATATACAAAAATGAAGATGGAAGAATATTAATTGATATGCAAAGTATACCGATGCTAACCTTACTTGTACAAAAGTTAAGTCTTATTGCAAAAGGCCTTGATTCTGATGATGAAGAAAGTAGCATAACTATAGCACCTGAGTTTATAGAATTATTATCTTCATCTGAAATTCTGTTAAAAGCTAAAAATATCAAGTTAGAAGGTTATGTATCAGCAAATGGCGGATTTTCTATAGATGAAAACGGAAATATGACTGCTAATAATGGTAATTTCAATGGAGCAGTTAATGCACAAGGTAATATGACCGCCGATACTCTTATTGTTAGAAAAATTGTTAGTAAAGATATTATTAATTCACTTACAAATGATATATCTGTAACTATAGCAACAGATGGTGATGATGCATCTGCTGTTATTAGTAGCGCAAAATTCTGTACTGCACAAGGCTTTTTAGATGCCTTGCCACGAAATCTTAATGGTAATAGCATCTATATTACTTTAGACAAAGAATGTAACGAAAACTTGAATTTGAAGGGATTTTCTAATGGTGATATATATCTATACATGAACATGAAAAATTATAACGGTCATATAGCTGGATATAATTGTACATCAAAACTATTCATATATGGAGCTACTACTGTTACTGGTATTCCAGATGGAGTAGATAGTCAAAGACCTGCTGTAATGCCAGCGTCTATGGTAGGTAGTAACACATATTATTACGGAATGTATTTCTCGAATTGCAATTTTGTTACACTTAGGAGTATAAATATATATGGCCAAACAACATCAAATAGTTACTATGCTATAGGCGCTGAACACGGAACAACATTGTTAATGCAAAACTGCAAAATTATAGGTTCTCAAAATGGAGTACAAGCTAGAGGCAGCAAAGTTATTATGTATAAGAATTATGGGAAAACAAATAATTATGCTGCTAGAGCCATATATGGTGCTACAATATGCATTCAAGATGGTTCTATTCCTAGCGGTCAACTAGTTCACGATAATTCATCACAAATAATACAAGATAGCAACAAAGTTACCGCAGATAGCACTACGACTGAAACTGGAACTAATACTAATACAGGAACTACAACAAGCAAATCAGTTACATTCACTTCTGACTATGGAGATACATATCGTTATACATGGAGTGACTGGGCGCAAGATAACTTAGTTATCCAAGGTAAATGGACCTCTAATAGTGTTGGCTGTTGGTTCTTTGGTAGTGATTTTAGTAAATTACAAGGCAAGACTATAACAAAAGTTGTTCTAAAAATAGAACGTACAAGTGGAGGTAGTTCAAGTAACAATGAAGCTAAAATAGTTATGCATAATCATTCAAGTAGACCAAGTGGAGAGCCTACTTATTTGTCATGGTCCAAAACTGCTAATCTTACAATGAATGCAACAACAACAGTTACAATAACAGATAATGCGGTGTTAAATGCAATAAAAAACGGAACAATGAAAGGATTTGGACTTAAACATACTTTTGATAAAGACCATTATATGAAATGTACAGGAGTTATAAAAGCAACAATAACTTATCAAGACTAGAGAGGAAGTGACGATTTGAGTAATATAACTAATTTAAATAGAGATTACTTAATCAAAATAAATGTAAAAGAAGCAACGATAGATGTACCAAAGATGACATTCTGGAATACAGATAAAAAGACTTCAAATATGTTTGTGCAACTTGTTATAAATATGAGTACAAATGAATTAATAAGTCAATATGTAACTGTTCAAAATGCAACTGATTATAAAATTACATTAAATGTAATAAAACCTAAAACAAAACAATACAAAACAATTGAAGCCACTCTATTAAATGAGGAAAAAGCTTTATTTGAAATAGATTTACCAGATGAATTTACTGATCAAGTTGGAGATTATAGTTTTGAATTTGAAGTATCTAGTAAGGTAGATAGTAATGACGAAAGTATAACGACATCAAATGGTACCTATAAAGTAAATGGAAGTATATTAACTAACTTAAATGAGGAAACATCATCAAGTCCAGATTTACCTATACTTAAGCAATTAATAGAACAGGTAAAATCTCTGCAAGGTGGAGATTTAACGGGTTATCAAAAGAAAAGTGATAATTCATTAGAAACAACTAGCAAGGAAGTAGTAGGAGCTATCAACGAAGTTAATTCGCAATATAAAGATATTGCGAACAACCAACCAACTGATTTGTCATTAGATAGTGCTACTAATTTACTTCAACTTGTAAATTCAAAGGGTAGTAAATTAGGCAACGGAATAACACTTCCTATATCAAGTGGTGGGGGTACAAGTCAGTATTTACATATAAAATATTCAAGTACAGGAGCGCCACAGTTAGCAGGACAAATATCAGATACACCAAACGCATATATAGGCTTATGTGTAGATACAAATGCAGATTCTCCAACAAATCCAAAAAATTACACTTGGTATAATTGGAAAGGAGACAATGGAGATACTGGTGCAACTCCAAATTTACAAATAGGAACAGTAACTACACTTGAGAGTGGAAGTAATGCAACTGCAAGTATTACTGGAACAACTGAAAATCCGTTATTAAATTTAGGTATTCCAAAAGGTGATACTGGTGGAGCAATTGTTGAAACATGGGAAGAGTTAACAATAAGTAATACAACATTGACTTTAACTGAAAAAAAGAATCAAATTGTTAGCAATATGGTAGACGGGACAGAAATTTTATTGCCTTCAATTTCTGGCAGTAGACCTTTAGAACTCCACTTGTTTTTTAATACTACTAAAGATTTAACACTTATATTACCTTCGTGTAAATGGCAAAATGGAAATACTCCCATAATAAATGCTAATAAAACATATGAATTTATTTTTACTTATACAACAGAATGGTTAGGTGGGGTGATTGTCTATGAGTAGTAAATTATTAATGAATAATAATGGAGGTAGTAATATGCAAATACAAAAGGGAACAGTTACAGTAACTGCCGATAACCAAGATATAATAGTCAATGGGCTTTCATTTGTTCCTAACATCATTTTAGTAAGAATTATAAGTAATATTCCCACATTAGCATGTTCGTTGTGTTGGGTCTACACTCCATATGCAACATTTAGTACAAGAACAGACAGTAATGGAATAAATGCAGGGATTACAGGTGCAAATTCATATTTAGACAAAGGATACAATAAAGGTACGCAAAAAATTAAATTAATAGACGGAGGATTTCAAGTATTTTCAATAGACAACTCATATGGGCCTATTAGACAAGATGACCAATTTGAATGGGTTGCCATTAAATATGAATAAATTTAAGGAGGTAAAAATTATGTATGCAAAATTAAATAATGGGGCATTAGAATATGCACCACAAAATTACAAATTATCAGATGGGAGAACTATAGTAGGATTTAATAAATCTATACCACTAATGACTAGATATGGATTTAAAGAAGTGATAGACCAACAACCAAATTATAATGCAGACACTGAATATCTAGTAATAACAGGATATACAGAACAAGATACAACAATAACAATCGTGTATGCAGTAAAACAAATGGATTTAGTAGAACAAGAACTGACTATAGATGAAAAAATAACACAACTTAAAAATGTGGACACTGAACATGAGGAAGCATTGGCAGAATTAACCGAAATGATTTTATCTTTACAAGAGGGAGGTTTACAATAATGGCTAGAATATATGCAAATTTAATAGAAAAGAAAATAAAAACTATAGACCAAGTACCTAAAAAATATAAAGAAACAACTTTAGAAATATTAAAACAAGATGGGTATGATGGATACGGAGAACCTTTAGTATAAAACTTTTAAAATCATTTTTAACACTCTAATCAATATACAATATATGGAAAAAATGTGTAAAATACATTATAATTTAAGGGAATACTTATGTGGGGGGGGAGTTAAAA